AGAGGAGTAAGAGATAGAGCTTTTTTCTTATATAGACTTGCTAAATTATATGCTTAAATATAAAATCCCTCAGATTGTTACGTTGACCCGTTTTTACGTTAGTCCGTTTACATCAAAGCCGTCAAATCGCAGTATATACAAAAGAAAAAAGCAGTTATCTTTTTAGATAACTGCTTGATTTTCAAGTGATCCGCTTGGGATTGTGTTATAAAACTTATTTATTTGATTATCACATTGTTATATAGGTTTATTACTGCATGGTATCACAATAGTATCTTTTTTATTTTGCTAATCTGTTCTTCGTATTTCCAGGCATCATCTATCATATTGCCTTTCCCAGAACATAGCCACTTAACATTAAGCATAGGGAATGCTTCGGAAATCCGGGATATTATATCACTTCCTATCGTTCCTCTGCCTTTTCCACTTTTATCCGAATTACTGATATATCCATTTCCTATATTACAGTATACTTCAAAGGAGCTATATCCTTTTACAATTTTCAGTTCATACCTTGCATAGTGAGCAAATGCCTTTAGCCTGTCTATCGCCCTTTCGTTTTGTTCTGTATTTTTTTTCATTAAATATTTAGTAATAATTTTATTTCACAAAAACATGCTTAATAACATATGAATATTCAAAACATTTATTGAACAATGATGTTATATGTTATACAAACTATCATTTTTAATAAACAAAGTAATATCATGGAAGAAGTTAACCTTTCTGCGCTCTGTATGATGAAGCAAATTAAAATTCTTACGCAACAATTACTACGACTATCCGAGGACCTTGAATTGGCCCACGAAAGAATTTCCGTATTGGAAAAAGACTTTGAGACGCATAAATCTGAACTGTACCATAAACATCCGGTTTATAAAATGAATATATTACATTCAAAAGTTACCGGATTTTAAAAATAAGCAAGAACCGCCCCTACAAAATAGGGGTTGTTCTTAAGCTGTCTTTTTTTCTTCCAATACATTTTTTACGTCTAAAAGCGCTTGTTCAAGTTCGTCTCTTGCTTTCGCAATAGTCTGTTCAAGCTCGTTAAACTGTTTTTTCAGTTTACCAAAAAGCCTTTCGTATCTTGAAACGGTTGTTTCATACAGCCTTGACAGCTCATCGTAAGAGAGAGACACGGAATCTGTGTCCTGCTGACTCGAACCGCTATCTTCATCTTCTATGAACATAGGTCCTTTGCCGGTGAGGATGTAGTTGGCGTTGACTTGGGGGTATGCTTCGCAAAGCTGAGCTATTATATCACCAGATATAGCCTTAGTAACCCCTTTTTTGTAATGGGATATTTTAGCTTGTGCATTTTTCACGCCACAATCTTTTTCAAGCAAATATGGACTAATCTTTAAGCACTCCATAACCTCTAAAAAGCGTTCACTTGCAGCCATGATGATACTTTCACCAATATTTTCTTCGTTCTCATTTTTAGAAAAAGGTTGTCCTTCTCCTGTAATAAGCCACACCCGGCTATATTCAGGAAATACTGATAATATTTTATCCGCATAATTAGCACTTATGGCTTTTATTTTCCCATCACGAATATCATACAATGGCTGTGCCCTCTTAATCCCCATCAACTGAGATAACTTAGAAAGAGTCACTTTCTCATTATCAGTGATAAACTCTAATATTTCCCTACTGTTCATCATAATAATACTGTATTTATTTGGAGATACAGTAAAATACTGTATCTTTGCACCCGTTGCAAGTAGAGAGGCAACAGACACATGATTAAACAATCGCCCTAACGTGGGCTTTTCTATATGGAAATCCGTTGCCTCTCTACTTTAGCAACGGATTTTTTATTTTATAAAGTACAATCGGTTATTGTTTCCGCTTTACGAGCTACTGCGGAGGGCTATCGGGGAAAATACGTTCGACCAATAACAGATTTAAAACAACCTTCCGAAGCTTCACGGTGAAAGCCCGTGAGGGGATGCACGAAAGAAGGCAGTCGATTGAAATAAGCAGACTGGTGCGCAGGTGCAGGTTACGAGATAACCAACTCTGTAAAAGCTGAAAGCCGAGATTGGAAGCACCCAATTCAGAGCCGAGACGAAAAAGCCGAGATGACGGGCTCATTCTCTTGAATTATCCCCAAAACCGTAAGAGAGAAAAACGCTCTCTACGGGTAAGGGGATGATTCGCTCAATTCCCCTACCTCAAATCAAAGCAGGTTATTATTTATTAAGTTATATAACTTATTATAAACTATATATTCATTATAACTATAAACTTAATATTAATATAATTACAATGGAAAAAGTAAGTCTTAAATATGAAGCATATACAGACGGTAGTTGCGATAATCTTTCTCCTTATGGAGAAGGCGGGTCTGCTTATATAATACTTAAAGACGGTATAATAATAAAAGAATCCAAAAAAGGATTCGTTGGCACTACGAACAACCGTATGGAAATGCTTGCAATAATAAGTGCCGTAAAATCCGTTCCAAAAGGGGCTACATTAACCGTGTATACAGATTCTCAATATTGTATAACGAGCTTTACGAACTGCAAGAAACCCAAAAAGAACTTAGACTTAATAAACCTCTATCATCATTGCGCCGCATCACTCCATGAGATATGTTTTGTTTGGGTAAAGGGACACAGCGGCAATGAATACAACGAGCACGTTGACTCTTTAGCCTATTCTGCGTATGAGGAGATTATAAACAAATACAATCTCCCTAAAACAAAAGTAGGAAAAGGACGATGAATATTTAAAGGGGCAGCAATGGTCTGCCACCCCTTTGGGTCTTAACCTCTGCGAACCCTAATTACAGTCCGCCGGATTTTAATCCTGGTTGTGGTTTTGACCCTTACAGTAATTCTTGCCATAAGCGTTAATTATAATGTTAAACATTGGATAATCTCAGCCTTATCCGTCAGGCGATTTCCTTTCTCATGTTATGGCAACAGATTATAGAAATCGGGCAAGTATTACTGTTTTATATCAATTAATAAATTATATAGCAATGAAGAAAATAACAAAGATTGAAATTATAATGTCAGTAGATGAAGATTCTGATTTGTATTCAAGAGATATATTTTTAAACGGGGAAAAAGTTTTTCACGATGAGTTCAAAAAAAATCTCTTAAATACAAAAGACTTTATTCATGAGTTTGCAAATAAGCTAATAAACGGATTTAAGAATGATAGACCATAGCCATTTAAAAAACATTTGCGGCCACCCGGTCATCGAAAATATAGACAAAATCAAAGCTATTTTTGCTATACGAACGGATTTTATGGTGGCTTTCTTGCTTTTATTTGACAAGTTCCTATCATATTCATCTCTTTCAATCTGTTCTATTAGGTTGTCAAAGTGTTTAGTATCAATAAGCCGTTTGGCTTCTTGGGTGACTTGCAAATCTCCGTATCCAATATTTTTGCCTGCTCCTAAACTTTTTAGCTTCTCAAAAACTACTGTACCACTACTACCAAATAATTCTTCGCACTTCTTTTGGGAAATGCTTTTGTTCCTAATAATGTATTCGGTAGCAGATTTGCACATCAAAATCAAATTTTTATCCATAAAATTATATTATCAATTAACCGATTGTACAACATTTCAAAGAACGAATTATGATTAATAAAAAAATTCAATTCAAAGCAGACGGCACACCTATTAAAGATGAATGCTATCTTCAGTATGAGAGAGAATGGCTTGACCTAAGAAGAAGGGCAGCAGAGTTTGGTCGCTTTTTACAATCAGAACTTGATAAGCGGTTTGATTTGTCTAAGAGCGAATGGTGCAAATTACATAGTCATTTGATTACCGAGTATTCCTCTGACAGCAAAATGCTTGACCACATCCTTTAATGTTTCTATGGCTATTGATTTTACCATATCAATAGCTTTTTCTTTTGTTTCTCTCTTTTTTTCTCCGCTATATCCTCCTAAGTCAAAGAATATTCTTCCTTTTTCTGTTAGTTCCGGGCTTATAGCTCCACATACATTATATCTATCAGTTACATATCCATCTGATTCAACTACATCAAAGACATATTTCCAATACTGAAAACCTTCCTTACCAACAAGAGAACAATCAATCATTTGTTTCTCATCAGCAAGCTCTAATATGAAGTTTTTAAATTTCAGAAGCTTTTCTATATCTATTTAATAATCAAATATATACGCAAAATATGTTTTATAACATACATTTATTTACTGTATTGGTATTGTTAATACAGTATTTTACTGTATCTTTGCGTCGTTGTTAGAACGAAAGAACGACAACAACAAGACATAAAAAATAGAAGCAACCATAAAAGCCGCTTGTATTTGTTTTTATGTCGGCGAATATAGCTATTTTCTATGAAAAAACAAATAAAGTGAGAAAATTTATATAATAGATAATATGAAAATAACAAGAGAAGATATTTTGAAGATTAAACCAGGGACTTCGCTTACTGTACGTCTAAGTGATTACAGAGCTTGCGATTCGGCGAGAGCTGTTGCTTATAGAGCCGCATTAGCAGACCCAAGACCGGATGTAGAGAGGTATAAGGTGTCTATTAATACGAAAACATGGGAAATTACAATTACAGCCGTTAAAAAGTTATGACTCGCACAGAAGCAAGAATATTAGCAGAAGAACTGTACAAACTTATGCGCAAGGATGTGAAAAGGATTGTAGAGGAAACAGTGATTGAATGTTCGGATGAATGGGTTGGGGTAGGAGAGGCTGCTAATATTCTTGGGTGCAGTGTTGGTACTTTATATAACAATATATCTAATATTCCTCATACAAAGAACGGCAGACTTCTTCGATTTAAGAAATCGGAATTGATTAAATATTTGGAAAGATGAAAACCTACGATTTAAACAGAGCCTCTCGGCTTGCTCTTCGGATTGCTCTAATAATAGCAATCATGGCGGGATGTATATACAGCAGCCGTGTAGAATACAACGATGATGTATTATCCGGCATGAGTTCCGATAAGTACGACTTCATCAGAAGTCGGATAAACGACAGCTCACGGTCGGCGGTAGTATCCGAGTATATGAGTAACAAGCAGTATTACGACAGTCTTGACTATTAAAACCGCGTTGTGCGAACAACGCTCCTTCCTCTTAGCTCAGCCAGGCAGAGCATCGCTATGGTTACTTGTTCGAAGGTTTAGTATCCGGTAATTTCCGGTTAGCGAAGGTCGCACGTTCGAGTCGTGCAGAGGGAGCAAAATACATAGTTCTTTGACGTATTGAATGTGAAATAAGGTTTAAGTATCTGATATTTAGACTTGTTTCAATATAACCGAGGATTACGGATAGCGGAAACGCGGTGACTCCGTATAGGCTTGGTTATCGTGATTGTTTCTTCGCACCGAAATGTCCTACGGTAGAGAGTATGCGGTTTGGGCGCCCGTATCGCAAGAGACAAAGGTCATAAAGACAACATAAGCGTCCGATACAGTCTTAAATCGGTATAAAGTATGCGGTGGTAATGAAAGGCGCCCGTACACGCTTATTATATATAATCCCGTGGCTCACCCTAAGGCGAGTGGTAAGGCTTAACATCGGAACGCTCACGGGAACAATAATAACCAAATAATCAGAATTATGAATAAGTACATCAAATTAATAGCACTTTTGATTATCGGAATTGCTATTGGGAACAGGATTTTTAATCACCTACACGCTTGGCTAGGCGTAGCAGTAATATCAGCCACTATAATTTATTTTTTTTATAAACTAATTAAAAACTTAAAAAATGAAGAGATTGATTAATCTGACATTGGTTTGTATGACCTTATTGGTATTCGCTTCTTGCGAAAGAGTAGCCCCTAACTATGCTGGGGTTCTGATGGAGAACTACGGTAAGCAAGGGAAAGAGGATTTCAAGGTGGTATCGGGTAGAGTTTCCACTTGGGAATGTGGTACAGAGTTGTTTCAAGTCCCATTATTTGACCAAAGAGGTGAATTTGCCAAACCTGTCACTTTGAAAGCTGCCGATAACACAGAATTTAATGCACGTCCCACCTATTCATATAAAGTTATAAAAAATAGGGCTGTTGATGTTGTATTCGATAATAAACATATAGATAAAGCCGATACGGAATCCGGGAAAGATGGTTTTATGCAAAGCCTTGAAGACAATATACTTGAACCGCGTATTTATGACTTGATAAAAGAAGAAAGCCGAAAACATAAGACAGACAGCTTGATGGCTGATGGCGGTTCTCTTCTTTTTGAAAAACGGCTGGAACAGATAGTAGATAAAGAATTTGAGAAAAGAGGGCTTCAATTGTTGACTTTTTCCGCGCAGCTTGAATTTTCAAGAGCAGTACGTGAAAAGATTGATAGCCGTAATGAGGTTAATACCAATATCTCAGTGTTAGACCAGCAAATAGCAGAACAGAGAAAACGAAATGAGCTTGAACAGTTAAAGACAGAACAGGCTCTAATTACGTCAAGAGGATTGACGAAAGAAATCTTATACAAACAATTTATTGATAAATGGGATGGCAAAACGCCCTTATATGGGATTTCTCCTGATTTCTTAAAAATTACTCAATAAGCCCGTGAGGGTGAATAATTCATGATATATTTTAATATAAACAGTCCCGTCCACGTGCTGGTCGGGAAACACTGCGACATGGTGGAATGGTAGACGCAGCACTCTATGATAGGAATGTCAAACCTTAGATGTGCGGAGCTTGACAACTCGTCCCGGTTCGAGTCCGGGTGTCGCAACATCTTCACTACAGATGAAGTATTTGTTTAGTCGTAGCCGGGCGGTCTGTGAAGATAGTCCGGTTTTTATTTGAAACCCATTAATAACAATATAAATATGAAAAAGAAATTTACTCCTGAAAATATTCAGGAACTTAAAGAGAATCAAATATTTGTTTTTGGCAGTAATATGAACGGCAACCATGCCGGTGGAGCAGCCAGATTAGCAGTTGAGAAATTCGGTGCAATCATGGGACAAGCCGAAGGATTACAAGGGCAATCCTATGCTATCCCTACGCTGGATAAAGATATGGAGAAAGTCACGGAAGAAGATTTGATAACCTATTTGGGTAACTTACGGAATTTTGCCAACGAACATCCTGAAAAGGAGTTTCTTCTTACCGCCATTGGGACGGGAATAGCGGGGGTTGATACAAATTATATGGCATATATGGCTCTCAGAGCAAACCTTCCTGATAATGTTACTATCCCGAAAGAATTCAGTAAGATAAAAGGGTTCAAAGGCTTCAATTCTGATATGACTTGCAGGGGTTTTAAATATGAAGAGGGAAAAGATTACGAAGAACAAGGTGATATAAGCGCTTGTAGTAATGGTTTCCACTATTGTCTTCATCCCTTAGATGTATTTGGCTATTATCCTCCTGCAAACATTGGTATGAACAAGTTCCATGAAGTTGAAGGAAGTGGGGATATGGATGTTGATACGGATGATACCAAAATTGCTTGCTCAAAAATCCACATAGGAGCAGAGTTAAGTATTAAAAGCATTGTTGATGCGGCAATCAAGTTCACTTTCAGCAAATGTAAGTGGGTAAAGGAAAAGATTGCTACCGGCGACCAAGGTGCTGCATCAGCTACCGGCTACCAAGGTGCTGCATCAGCTACCGGCGACCAAGGTGCTGCATCAGCTACCGGCGACCAAGGCGCTGCATCAGCTACCGGCGACCAAGGCGCTGCATCAGCTACCGGCGACTATGGTGCTGCATCAGCTACCGGCTACCAAGGCGCTGCATCAGCTACCGGCAACTATGGTGCTGCATCAGCTACCGGCAACTATGGTGCTGCATCAGCTACCGGCGACCAAGGCGCTGCATCAGCTACCGGCTACCAAGGCGCTGCATCAGCTACCAGCAAAGAAAGCATAGCCCTTGCTGCCGGAAAGGATTGCAAGGCAAAGGGAGCATTAGGATGCTGGATTGTGCTTACTGAACGTGGAGAATGGGACGGGAGCACTTATCCTATCATTTCAGTCAAAGCGTTCAAAGTAGACGGTAAGTCAATCAAAGAAGATGCATTCTATACTTTAATAAATGGAGAAGCAGTGGAAATGAAATAGCAATTTATTCCAGCCGCATCAAAGGTAGTGCTATTACCGTACTAAAAGCCGTGAGAGAAGCGAAGTGCGCACCGCTTTCCTTTAACCTTGTACGGGCGGTTTAAAAACACAATACAATGGAAAATGAACTTGAAGAACTGTACAAGGAGCTGAACGAAGTCAAAGCTTGCGATTTGGACTATCTTCCCAAGTATGGGTATTCTTCAAAAGAAGAAATCATTCAGCTTATAGAGGAAGACATTGAGGAGTTGCGCGCAGAACTCGAATGTAATCAATATGATTATACACCTGACGAATTCGAAGATGAAAGGATGTTTCTTTGCGTTAGTCAAGGGATGCCAAGATATTGTTAAATTATCAACATTATGGAGAACAACTTAGATTTATACAACCGCGTCAAAAAAGTCCCCCAAGAAGCTATAAAAAGTATTGCTGCGGGAAGATTGAAAGGTATGTCTGATATAAACCCTATGTGGCGCATAAAAAGGCTTACCGAAGAATTTGGGGTGTGTGGTTTCGGATGGAAATATGAAATCATCCGAATGTGGAACGAAAATGGTGGCAATGGAGTAATATCCAGTTTCGTTCACATAAACCTATTTGTAAAAATGAACGGGGAATGGAGCGAGGCTATACAAGGCATCGGCGGTTCTTCATTTGTGACAAATGAGAAAAACGGTCTCTATACATCGGATGAATGTTTCAAAATGGCCTTAACGGATGCCATATCAGTGGCTTGCAAAGCATTAGGAATGGGGGCTGATGTTTATTGGGATAAAGATTCGACAAAATACAACCAAACAAGCATGCAAGCGGCGCCTGTTACAGACAATCGAAAGTTGCTTAACAAAGAACAGTTTAACGACGAGAAGCTGATGGAGTGGATATATAAATATTTGACTAAAGCCAAAAATGAAGGCAAACGCCTTTCTCTCGTAAACCTTGTAAATGAAAGTTACAAGGTTGCCCAAGAAGATATAAGTATCATATCTGCCAATTACGAACAATACAGAATTAATAATAACCTACCATGAGTAAAGAATTATCAATTAGCAAAATTCCGGCTACAAAATCAGAACAGGAACAATTAGCTTCCCTTTTTATTCAAAAAGTACTTGATGGAGAAATCAGTGCCATAGAAGCCGTTATTCAAATGAAAAGCATCGGTGAATCCATATCTATTTTTTTGAAAAACAATGATATAAGAGAAGCAGTAATCAAGGAAACGGAAAAATACGGAAAAGGCGAAACTCCGTCATACAAAGGAGCCGTTGTTCAAGTAAAAGAGACATCTGTGAAATATGATTTTGCAGGATGCAATGACATTGTTTGGGATAAACTGAACAAGGAAAAGAAAGAAGTGGATGAAAAGATAAAGCAACGTGAAAGTTTCCTTAAGCTTGTAAATACCAATAAAACGGAAATAGATGAAGAAACCGGTGAGATATATACAATATTTCCGCCTGCGCGTTCATCTACCACATCTTATGCTATTACATTCAAAAAACAATAGTTATGTATCGAATAAGTGTCACTTCCTTAGAAGCCTTTCGGCGTTTCAGAGACAAACATTCCATATGGGATACAGAAGAACGCCTTCTTAATGTTCTTGCGGGAATAAAAGAGCCTAACGCTTATGCGGCAATAGGCTCTTGTTTTCATAAGATAGTAGAAACAGGGAAAGCAACATATGTAGGAAGAGGAATATTCGAACAGAAGCAAGAAGGGGTTATTGTCAGGTTTAACAGTAAGGCCGTTGAAAATGCCATTTTTTACCGGAATAAATTTCCTGATGCCCAACATGAGGTACACGGCGGTAAAGACTACCATTCTTCACATTTTGATATACATGTACATGGTTATGCGGATTTAAAATATGCCAAAGTAATTCGGGATATTAAAACCAAGTACTCCACACCGCATACGGAAGATTATACAAAATCATGCCAGTGGACTTTTTATCTTGATATTTTTGATTGTTCCATTTTCTACTTTGATTTATTTCAGTTCGAGGGGTACAAACGTAACATGCTCACCGATGTGACATCTACAGGTTTTATCCTTTACGAACCTATTGAATGTATTCGAACAGATTTGTCTGAAAAATACAATCAAGGTATAGTGGAAGATTTCTGCAAGTATATACATACAAATAACCTATACCACTTGTTGAAAACGAAAGAAGAACTTTATCAACTTTAAAATATTGATTTTATGATTTTAACAGGAAGTATTTGTCTTAGTGACATTCCCCGCGAGCAAATGAAGAAAGTAATCTGCAAAGACGGGAAAGAGAAAATTTATTTAAATGTGGCGGTTATCGAACGCAAGGAACCTTCACAGTTTGGGCATACCCATTTTATTACTTGTGCCCCAAAACAAGAAGAACGCAAAGAAGGCATACAGTATATTTTTGGAGATTTCAAGGAATATAAGCCCGTTCAGAGCAGCCCCACACCGGAACAGATTGCGGAAGCTCCGGGATTATCCCCGCAAGATGATTTGCCATTCTAAAATATTATGCAATACGACCTATCCAACCCACTCCACAAAGAGCAGTTCAAAATACGATGTAACTATCTCTTCTCAAAGGGTTGCATTGTGGAACTGACGGAAAAGAAGCCTAAGAGGACAACGCAGCAGAACAAATACCTGCACACCCTTTTAGGCTTCTTCGCTTGTGAGACGGGGAACACGCTGGAATACGTAAAACAGAACTATTACAAAAAGTTAGTAAATCCTGCAATATTCACCCGTAGGATTAATGATAAGTTTTTGGGAGAAATGGAAGTTTTACGTAGTTCCACTGATTTAGATACGGCAGAAATGACAACGAGCATTGAGCGTTTTCGTAATTGGGCGAGTGCCGAATGCGGCGTTTATCTTCCAAGTCCTGATGAAGAGAGGTTATTGCAATTAATGGAGATTGAAATAGGCAGAAACAAAACGTTTATTTAAAGTAGAAAATTATGAATACATGGCTTAAGGTAAAACTCATTACAGGGGAACAGCAGGAAATAAGATTAATAGAAAACAAGAAAGAGAAATAATCTATGAGCGAACAGAAAAACAACTTCGACAAGAAAGTACAGATGCACTTGGCTTGCTCAAAAAATGAACTGAGAAAAGAAATGCAATGCGTCTATTTCAAAGATGGATTTGCATACGCAAGTGATGGTATCATTCTCGTTAAAAACAGAATATCCGAAATATCAGGATTGGAAGAATGCGAGGCAGAAGCACTTAACGGGAAATTCCTTCATGCCGACTTATACAAGGATATGTTGAAATACGACAATATTATGATTGCGGAAGATGGTATCGAATGCAGTAAAGGTGATGATAAGGTATTCTTCTACTTTTCTAAATTTGATAAATTTCCAGATGCAGAAAAAGTATTGCAGAATGCGCTTAATATGAAGCCTGTACCATTGCCGCAGTTTAGCTTTGATATGAAAGTTATTCAACGGCTTAATAAGGCCCTTTATGAAAGTGGCAAGTGTACCGCTATGTTCAAAGGTACTAACCAACCTATTGTATTTTACAGCATGATAGAAAATATCAGTAGCGTAGGATTATTCATGCCTTGTTATACTGATGAGGAAAATGGAGATTAATGATTATATCCCTAATAAATAACCATAATTATTAACTAAACGCCCTCTGCTCACGCAGAAGTCCCGTGAAAGGTTCGGGTTAAGTGATTTAATTTCAGCTAACAGTTAACTATCCCGGTGTGGCTTGACTGCCTATCCGGGAGCGATAGCCTGTGAAGGTGTTTTTGGGAAATAATTTTATCCATACAATCTCGCCAAGCCCAACCAGGATTACGCCAATGGCACTGTATACGGGGACTGACGAGAAGATGGGGAATATGGTAGCGTTGAACGTATTGGGCGGTTATTCTTTTTGATTGCCAATTATTTTGTTTTAAAATTAGTATTAGTTATTCATTAGTTTATTATCCTTTACCATCCAGCAAAATAACGTGTTCTGTTCGATTCGGAACTTCCCCACTAATACAATCCATTATGAAACTTACAGTAACCAAATCCGAAGGTGCAACCATTCAGAAGCTTATCGAAGACCGAAAGTCAGACATTCATAATATTGGAGGTGACAGCAAGCAGGCAGAGTGTCTAAGTAAGCTGAGCAAGAAGATTGCAAGGCAGATAAGAAACAATACAAGACATGAGTCCTTACGTAATAACTTCTGCGGTTCTTATTACCTATGACGGAAAGAAGATACCGTTGGAAAACATAGAGAGTGAAATAATGACCCGACCTATCCAGTTGACTAAGGAGAGGATACTCGATGCTTTCTCCATGATGAAAGATAAGCCGGTGAATGTGGAACTTAAAGTAAAATATATATGAGACATTTAGAAGATTCTCTCCAAAAATCTATAATTAAATATTGGGACTTGAAATATCCCAAATGGAAGAAAAGGCTGGTTCATGCTCCTAATGGAGGAAAGCGCAACGCAATCGAAGCAGCAAAGTTCAAACAGATGGGCGTTCGTGCAGGATTCCCCGATTTGATACTTCTTATACCGAATAAGTTTTATCCTTTTTGTGGGGTGGAATTAAAGACTAAAACAGGCAGGCAGTCGGAGAATCAGAAAGCCTATCAGAAGGAGTTTGAAAGTATCGGCGCCAAATATGTCGTTGTCCGGTCACTTGATGAGTTTATAAAAGTTGTAAACGATTATTTGAAAGATGTATGACAATGGCAAAAGATAGCTTTATACTATATAAGTCTTTCTACAAACCTATATCAAGATTATCAGACAAACAGCTTGGACGATTATTCCGTGCAATTTTCAAGTATCAACTTGGCGAGGAGGTTACGGTAGAGGAGGACATTGAAATGGCATTTGGTTTCTTTATCAACCAATTTGAGATAGACGAAACTAAATATCATGGCATTGTCGAGAGAAACCGGAACAACGGGCGTAAAGGTGGTGCTCCGATTGGGAATAGCAACGCAAAATCGAAACGACCCAAACAACCCAGTGGGTTAAATTCAACCCAAACAACCCAAAACAAGCCTAATGAAAATGATAATGAAAATGATATAGAGAAAGAATCTCCTAACGGAGATAAGAAAGTGATTCCCAAAAACAAGGAAGTTGATTTGTCTTTTGTTGATGAGGATTTTAAAGATGCATTTAGGGAATGGCTTGAATATAAGCGCGAGCGAAGGGAAAACTATAAATCTGCTAAGTCGCTAAAAATGTGCTATAATCATCTATTAGAGTTAAGTGACAACAACCCCCAAAAAGCAAGATGTATTGTTGAGCAATCAATAGCAAACAACTATTCCGGATTATTTGAACTAAAAAATTATGGAAAGAATCGGAAACTTGATACTGAACCAGACAAAAGCTCCGCCGGTATCAAATCAATCGTTTTCGGCAAATAAGGCTAATCAGAAGCAATGGAGCAGGGAACAGGCTGACATATATTGGCGTAATCAACTCGTTGCATCTATGAAAACAATCTCGCCAGTCTTTATGGTTGATGATAGTAATCGCCAATTATTGAAAGCCCTTTATCAATGGGTTTGGGGGATTCCCGGAGTATTGGATGTAAGCAAGGGATTATTATTACACGGCTCTATCGGAGTGGGCAAGTCCACTTTGCTGAAAGGGCTACAGAACTATGCGGCAAAAATCGCCCGTTATTGTATTGGCGGCGCGGATGCTGGATTGACCTTTCAGTTTACCAGTGCTGCCGAGATTGCCTTACAGTTTGCCGAGAAAGGTATTATCGGGTTGAACCTATACACAGATAGGTCATGTATGCACAATCTTGCCATTGACGAAGTAGGACGGGAGCCTATGGATGCCAAACACTTTGGTACGGGCATAAATGCCATTCAGACCGTTTTACAACTTCGTTATGAGCAGCGATATAATTTCTATACCCACATGACTACCAATCTTGACCCGGACAAGGAGTTCTCTCAACGGTATGGAGCCTATATAGCCGACCGGGTGAAAGAGATGTTCAATGTGGTTAAAATTGAAGGTGAAAGCCGAAGATAGATGGCAAAGACAAAAGAACCCCTACCCCCCGTCCACTGCCGCCAATGCTCATACGCCACAGACTTTATCGAGAACTCATGCTTTTGTAAAATTAGAAGCCATAGAGTGTGCGCTTGTGGCAGATACGGCAGGATATGCGAGAAATTCAAGAAAAAATGATTATGGACATAGAGATTGAAAAGAAAATCGAACAATTGGAGTGGCAGCGTGACAATGCAATGCGCATACGCTGCCCGTTGGTGGCAAGGAAGTATCAGCGCATGATTGATGAACTTGCAAAAGAGAGCAGAAACAAGAATATGAACAAGGCAGAACAGGCAAGGCAATGACTACCGACACGGCAAATCAGATAATCAGCAAATATGAGAGCCTTGTAGTTCTGTGCACCTACAACATATTGCTCACGAACGACATTTGTTGCGGGCAGGTTATCGAGTGCCTGCATGCAATGAAAAGAACGCCTTATTACAAACAGGCATTCAAGCGGTATTTGAATGATGCCGATAAGGCAAGAAAGGAATACGAGCGTACTGTAAACAGCGTTATCGGTTCAGACCGGAGCGAGTTTTTCGCCGACTGCAACGACAAGTATACGGAAGAAGTGAACAAGCACGTGGATATGCTGTATTGGCAGTTCAAGCAGGCTCTTGACGATAACGGCATATCCCATTCCGCAGAGATTGCAAGGTTCGAACTTGCAAGAACATTGTGTGATTACGCCTGCATCCAGTTTGACGAAAGGATTAAAGAACTTCGGAAGAAAGACGCACGGTTCAACGGGTTCACGTTGGAATATTTGAAGCTTTCCAATGTAGCAAGGGTGATGAACCTTGCTTCCGACTGTTTGAAAATCGGGAAAACGGTCAATATGAACACAGAGCGGTGTACAGCAGCGTTTGATGTGCTGGTAAGAAAGCTGTCGGATGCGGATAATATTGCCAACGCAATAAAAGTTTAGTGAGATGAAACCTATTTACAACCTTATAACCCTCCTCATGGGCTGGCTATCTGTAGAGGTCGGAGTGGATGAAGAGTGGTTCTGAATTATGGAAATGAAGAAAAGAATAGAAAAAGAGATGCAGAAACACCCGCACAGATACAAATTGCATCAGTATTTGAAGTATGCCCGCCAATGGTGTTTCGCTCTGGCATATAAGGGTAAACTATACACGTTGTTAGACGATGGTAGAATTGTAAAGGAGAACGATTGTTTATGAAACGCCTAATTGATGCCGTTATAAAGAAATGGTTCTGTTGCCACGAGTGGGAATACTTATTTGAGAGGAGAGTTGAAGCTGTTGATGATTGGGGTGATAGCAGTTGGTACACCGTCCGTCACTATTTCTGCAAGAAGTGTGGTAAATATAAGAAAATTAAAAGCCATTGATTATGAAACAGACAACTATCCCCGCTTTTAAATATTGGCTCCAGATACACGGTTTCCGCTTAGAATGGTTCGGTACCGGAACAAAAAACAATCCAATCAAGATTAAATCAAGAAAAAGGAATAAGCGATGAATAATGACAGGCAAAAGATTTTAACCGATTATCTTTCCTACTTGTATACAACAAGCAGAACTTATGATACCATCGGCAAATACATCAAATATGTAACGGATTTTCTTGAAAGCGCCGAAGAAATCAATCGCCGTGGTTATCTGGCTTATAAGCGTGAAAATGCCAATATTGGGGCACGTTATCCATTGATGAGTGAAGCCATTTGTGATTTATTATTCCACCTTAAAATCGGGTATAACCGTCGGGAAAAGAAAATAAAGACATTGGAAAGGCTTGATACCATTTCAGAAAAGAACAGGAAACTGTTGAATGATTTTATAGTATGGCTTACCGATAGCAATGATTACTCTTCGCATACTGTAGATATTTACCACACCTCTTTGAAACAATACTTTGAATATGCCAATGATATAAGTATGGAAAACTGCAAGAGGTTTATACGGACTTTGGAAGAGAAATCACTATCCCCGCAAACTATCCGTTTGCGTATCACCGCTTTAGAAAAGTTCTCGAAATGGTTAAAGAAACCGATAGAACTTAAAAGGCCTAAGATGAAGCGCAAGCTCGATGTAAACAACGTCCCGACAGAAGAGGAGTACAACCGCCTACTGGATTTTCTGAAAACGAAATCCAACAAGGATTACTACTTTTTTATCAAGGTACTGGGTACAACGGGCGCACGTCTATCAGAATTCCAACAATTCACGTGGGAAGACATAGCGGCAGGTGAGGTTACGCTTCGCGGTAAAGGTAATAAATACCGTCGCTTCTTTTTCCAAAAACAGTTGAGACAGGAAGCAATGGCATACATGAAAGAGGCTGGCAAAACAGGACTTCTCGCTGTTGGGAAATTCGGCCCGTTAACTCAACGAGGTTTTTCACAACATTTGAAAGCATGGGGCAAACATTGCGGTATTGACTCAAGGAAGATGCACGCGCACGCCTTCCGGCATTTTTTCGCAAAAATGTTCCTGAAAAAAAATAAGGATGTCATTCAACTGGCCGACCTTCTCGGCCATGGGAGTGTGGACACAACAAGAATTTATTTACAAAAGAGTTATGACGAACAAAAAAGAGATTTTAATCGAAACGTTACATGGTAGCCTTGAACCATTCAAGCAGCTTCCGAGCCTGATTGACAAGGAAACCATTTATGACGAGACCGGACATGTAGACACCGAGTTTCTGACAGCCATACTGGAGTGGATGTCAGTCAATGCCTCCATTGCTATCGGTGTACAAAAATCATTGAACAGACTGTTAGGCATTGAGGAGAACAAAGAAAGCAAGAAAGGTACAGCTGACAGCGGGAAAAGCTGGAGCGTTGAAGAGATATTGCGGCATTGTACCTTGGAGAACGGTTTGTTGAAACTTCCCAATGTGCAATTCAACAAGAAATCGTATGCCGAGGCTAAGAAGTGGATTGAGGAAGCCGGCGGTTCCTGGCAAGGTGGAAAGGTGCAAGGTTTTACTTTCCCATTTAATGCGGAACGTGTGTTTAGTATTCTTCACGAGGGTAAGCGATGCAACCTGCAACAGGATTACCAGTTTTTTGAAACGCCGGCTGAGGTGGCGGACTGGCTGGTCATGCTTGCCGGCGGAATACATGAAAATGATACGGTATTGGAGCCGAGTGCCGGTCGTGGTGCTCTCATTAAAGCCATTCATAGGGCTTGTCCTTCCGTAACAGTAGAATGCTATGAACTGATGCCGGAAAACAGAGAGTTTTTGCATTCGTTAGATAATGTGATACTGCTTGATGAAGATTTCACGAAAGATAGCGTAGGAAGTTATACCAAGATTATTGCCAACCCGCCTTTCTCAAACAATCAGGATATAGAGCATGTGAGAATGATGTATGAACATTTAGAAGCCGGCGGAACGCTCGCAGCCATTACCAGCCCGCACTGGAAATTCGCTTCGGAAAAGAAATGTGTCGACTTCCGCCAATGGTTGGAAGATGTACGTGGAGAAGTATTTGAAATCGGCGCCGGAGAATTCAAGGAAAGTGGGACATCTATAAGTACGATGGCGGTGGTTATTAATAAATAATTAAAACTAACAATGATGAAACAGACAGTAGAAGAAGCAGCAAGGGAAGCAATTCATAAGCATTATAATTGTAATGGAACCTATCCATGTTCAGAACGTGAATATTGCGAACATTGTAACGGTCATAATACAGCATTCGATTGTTGCGAATGTGGTGCAGATGAATTTAAAGAAGGATTTATTGCCGGTGCGAACTGGCGTATCAATAGCGTATGGCATAGTAACAATCGAACGTATAAAGCGCAAAAAACAGCTTTAGTTATATTCAAAAACGGCAAATCCAAGGTATATGATAACCTCACTGATCTGACAATCGAAAGTCTTTGGGGTGGGGTAGATAGATTTGCTTACATCGAAGATTTACTACCTAATATGGAGGTTTAAATCATGAAACCAATTTTGCTTCAAGCAAGTTGGAAAAGATTGTGAACTACATAAATCAGAACATTCAATAAGGATAAGTTATGAAACAGACAGTAGAAGAAGCTGCTCGAATTGAACGTGAGAAAGTCATACTAGAACTTCACGATGCTTATAGGATTCATAAAGACCCTAAGCATTATGTAACATCTAATGTGTTAATTCAAAAATATGCCGTTCCTCTTTTTAAGGCTGGTGCAGAATGGCAGTTAAAGCAATCGCCTTGGATAAGCGTTGAGGAACGGTTGCCAGAAAATAATACCGTGGTTCTGACAAGAGGGGCTTATGGCTTCCTTATTTGCCAGCTTTCATCTTTGGGTGAATGGGAAACCGGGGCAAATGTTAATAAAGAAAGATTAGGCATTACCCATTGGATGCCCATCCCATCTTTCGATAAGATACTCGAAGTCAACAAGGATTACTGGAACGAATTAAAGAGAAAGGAGATTAAATATGAGAAAGATTGTACAGTTAGACGAATATGAGTATAGCAAGCTTGCGGACCTTGCCAAGCTCAATGAGAAAGAAATTGAAAAACGCGCCATTGACCTATGGAAAGAAAAGGGCGTGGCAGAAATAATAATCAAGATAGATACTGGAAGGGACTATAATGACTACTGTCGTATTGATTGTTCTGCACATTTCTTCTATAAAGATGACAGATTCTACATTCCAGAGAATGTACGGGAGAGATTCAGGAAAATTGTCAAAGAAAATGTGATGTGGAACATTGAAGAATGGTTCGGAGACTTAAAAGGAGCGATAAACAAATTCAATCGAGAAGCTAAATGGATTGGTTATACAAAATTCATATTTTACATGATGGCTTTGTCCGGTTGGGCTGTAGCTGCTGTGTTGTTTCTTATGCGTTAAAGGAGAAAGGAGACCGAATACAGACATGCAGCCCAATGAAATAATAAATATAATATTGGATAATGGTCATATATCATTGCATAGATACAGTGACAATCCAAGTGAAATAATATTGTCATCCCTGTTTGTAAGAAAACAAAGACGAAATGGGAACGGAATCAATTTAATGCTTCGTGCAGAACAAATAGCCAAAGGATTAGGATGTGTCCGTGTATTTCTTGAGGCAAAGAAAGGTAGTTGGCAAGAGAAATGGTATCAACGATTAGGATATAACTACTGTGAATGTTGCCAAGAAAGAAGCGGACTAATATGGATGAAAAAAAACTTAGACAAATGAAAAGATACAGAATATACAGATACGGACTTTTTGACCACATTTTTGACGTTCAAGTGAAAAAATGGTACGGCTGGGTACTTGTTAAGAGGTTTAAGGCAGATATAAGTTCTGATGACACAATGATAGATAATATTTATTATTGTGAAATGTTATCCAAGGAACTTTTGGAAAAATTGGAGGAGGAATTATGAAATCAAAACAAGTATTATCAGTCGAACAGATGATGCATTTGAAGGAGCTTGGATTGGACACAAGCGATGGAAGCATGTGTTTCGAGTGGAATGAATCAGATTCAGACAACATGGTTGTAGCCTCTCCGGATGCCGATACGAATTACGACTATTATCATGAAACTTACACTTTGCAGGACATTCTCGATAAGCTGCCTTGTTTTATTGGCACACATGTACTAACCTTACAGAAGCTTGCAAATAGCGGAACATGTTTATATATGGAGCCTTATTCGCGTTCTATATTAAACCTGACAGAGAGTAAGGAACTTATTAATTCAGCCTACGAGATGCTGTGCTGGTGTATTGAAAACAGGTATATTAAAACTAATCAGTATGAAAGCGAGAATAAAAGAGACTGGAGGGATTGTAGAGGTTGAAGACTTATATGATGATGGGACTGCCTTAGTGAATGGTAGGTATTTCAAAGTGTCAGAACTCGACTTCTTTGATAATTTTGAAACTATTGATTGGGAGCAAAGGCGTTATGAATTGGCAAAATCCGCTATGCAAGGGTATTGTATTGCTTTAGGAATAAACGATGACAGTGAAACTTATGATGATATTGCAATAGGCTCTTTGAGGGTAGCTGATGCACTAATAAAGAAATTGAAAGGGAAATAACCATGGATATAGAAGAAGTAAAAAACAAGAAAGCGAAAGCCGAAATGGAGATAGCTCATATTCTGGAAAAACTTGAAGCAGAAACGGGTTTAAAAGTCAGCAACATGTTTTATATATGCAGAGAAAAGGATAAATCTGCGTTAGCTGTTTCCCCCATAGAGCATATAAAAACCAATATAATCTTAACGTTATAACCATGGAAATAAAGAATGTAGGACAACTTAGGAAAATCATTGAGAACCTTTCCGATGATTACGAAATTGAGATGAGAATCAGACGCAAATTAACGGAGGAAGAATTGAAACATTGCAGATACCCTTATCCTTATGATACGAAATATCTTACTTTGGAATTTGACGATATAGGCGTTTCTAGCAAGGTGTTATGTTTGGGTGTAACTTCTAATGATTGATGATATGGAAGTAACCGATTTTCTTGAAGTAGTAATACTTTGCTTGTCATTATTAATAGTCATTCCTATACTTATGGTTATTTGGATTGACTGGGAGCAAATTGAATCTAAAAGAAGAAACAGATGGGAATAAAGAACGGAATAATAATAGACGGAGTGCTGCATGAAGCTATAATTAAAAGCGAACTTGACAATGAATTTTATTGTGAGGATTGCTCTTTATATAGCTTCTGCCACGGAGGTTTTGATGAAAGATGCGCGATGTTTAGCGCTGATGGATTTGTCATTCATGGCAAAGTAAAAATAGATAAGGAGGAATAATTAAAATGGATATAGTACCTATTATAACAAAAGATAATCTTTCTAAGGAACAGATAGAATATCTGCAAAAGCAGCAAACAGAATATAAATTAATCAATAGGATTAAGAAGAATCCGGGACATATCTTGTTCTCTTTTAATCGAAAAACAGGGGAAATCAAGAGAGCTTCTATTATACACAAGGTTGCTATTGGCTTTAATGGGCTTCCTGTAACCAAAGCTGAAACGGTTATAGAACCTGATTGCTATTACGACCAAGCCTTGAATGAAAAGAATTTTAGAAAGAAATTGAAGAGAATTGGATTGTTAAGTATTTAATCGAACAATTTAAAGAAAAGGAGAAATGAACGATGCACCAGTGTGAATATTGTTGTTGATATAATGATAGATGTGGGAATTGTGATTGTCCTACAGTTATGAAAAGACAAGCGTGTGAAAAAGCTAAAAATGCCAAAGAGTACAATGAAAAACCTAAAATAAAATAGCCATGACCGAAGAACTCGTAACATTAGAAACAGCGAAGTTGCTGAAGGAGAAAGGATTTGATTGGAAGTGTGAACACCTAATAGACCGTAATAAGGTTATTACAAAATATAACCTTCCGCAAAGTATGTCGTGTTGTATGGAAATAGATGACGAATCAGTTGAATTTTTGTGTCCAACATTGTATATCGCCCAAAAGTGGCTGCGTGAAATAAGAGGTGTGTATGTATATGTAGAACCTGTTATTGGAAAAAGATGGAAGCTTTCTTTTTGTGATTTCAATGTTCCAACAGAAGAAAGCGACTGGATGGAGAACGAAATAAACAAAGGGAATGGCTATAAAGTATATGTCACCTACGAGGAAGCACTGGAAGCCGGGATACAAGAAGCGTTAAAACTTATATGAGAATGGACCCTGTTGTAAATGATGCTTATAGGCTTAGAAAACTTTTAGAAAAAGCAACGGGGCTAAAAGTATATAAGTCGGAACTAATAGCCAACTATTTTAATGGCTATCTAAGTATAGTACAAGAGTATAAGAATGAAACCAATCCGCACATTACAGTAGCACAAGGTAGCTGGTCGATAGAAAACGGTGGGGAGTATAAAATTTCACTCTATACACCTACAATCGTTATTAAAGGCAAGAGGATACTTAATACTCGTTTTGTAAAAGATGTAGCCTATAAGATAGTGGAAGCATTAAATGATGAATTTGGGGAAGATAATTGGAATACGTGCAATGAGGAGCAAAAGTGTTGGCTTCCCATGTCTCGAAACTCTTTCTATTTACAAATCCCAAATTTTGAGAAATATTAAAACTTATATGATTATGAGCAAAGGAATTTACACAAAAGAAAATGTAGGTAATGGTGTATTCATCTTTACCGTCAATAAGAATTTTGTAAAACCTAAATTTTGGGGACTGCATGAAGAAAACGAACAGGCACAATGTGCAGTTATTATCCATGATGGCAATGCTTTATTCTTCTATCCGGAAGATATGGATAATGATACCCATATTCTTCTTGATTGGGAGAAAGAGCAAACAGGAAAGATATATCCAACCACAGAAGAAGGCATGAAGGATACCGATGGAATAGGCAATACCAAAGCATTGGCTGCATCCGGAAGCGAAATTGCTGAGAAAGTCATAGCATTGGACTTATGTGGATTAAGTTGGCGCATTCCTACACTACAAGAGAGTGTCTTAGGGTATGAACATAAGGTTATGCTGAATGCAGCCTTAGCTATCTGCGGAAAACAACCAGTGAAAGATGACTGGTATTGGTGTTCTACGAGAAAAGGAAACAAACGCAATTTTATTCTCAGTTGGGGCGACGGTTTTAGATACGACAACATTCAGGACAGTGACGATTGGGTTCGCCCCGTGTCCGCTGCCTCTCTTAATTCACTTTAACCTTATAAATGATTACAACTATGGCAAAAGTATTTATAACAAAGTATGCCTTAACAGAAGGTATTAAAGAGATAGAAACAGATATTATTAGAAGTAGATTTGAAGATAGAGAATATGTAAGGGATGGTTTATGTTCTTACTTCCGTATAGGGGAAAACGCATTCATCGATAAATCCGAAGCGTTGAAAAAGGCGGAAGAAATGAAGATTAGGAAAATCGCTTCTCTTCGTAAGCAGATGGAGAAACTTGAGAAATTATCTTTTAAAGTAGAGGAGAAACAGCAATGAAGAAGATAATGTTCAATGATAAATATAGCCTAACCCAGGCTGTATTGGATGGTCGGAAGGCTATGACGAGAAGGGTCTGCAAGTATGACAGACCAAATGAAACTTATGATATTGTATTCCCCGTTTTTGAATCAAATGATTACGATAATGACGGGAACATAGTATCTCCATTAAATTATGCTTTTGGTTGGAAAAACGACAAAGGAGACTTTACGGGTTGGAATATTCCAAAATACAAAGTAAGTGAAGTCGTTGCCGTTGCACAGAGATACAAAGATGTAGTAGAAAAACGGGATGAAGCCCAAGAAACATTACTTCTATATAAAATAGGTGAAAAATATCTTACAATGGAAGAAATGGGAGCAGGATGGAGTAATACCATGTTTACAAAGGCTGACCTCATGCCCCATCATATCCGCATTACCGACATCAAGATAGAACGGTTGCAGAACATATCCGATGAAGATTGCTTTAAGGAAGGAATTTTTAAATGGGATGCTGGACAAAAGGATATTCCTTTTTATTCATTCCATAATGCAGATATACCCGACTACAATAATCCTCGTGACGCATTCGCAGAACTGATAGATAAAGTCTCCGGCAAAGGTACATGGGCGTCCAATCCTTATGTTTTCGTATATGAATTTGAACTGATTGATTAAAAACGAGAAAAGATATTGATTATGAAACGTGAAATAAAATTCAGAGGGAAAAGTACTGATACGGGGAAATGGATATATGGATTTCTCTCTTTTTTCTATACTGCCGGAAGGGGCGAAAACGGACTTATCTTCACAGACAAGGCAAAGATATATTCTCCGGAAAACTGCCGGTGCGATGACGTATGGGCTGAAACTGTTGGGCAGTTCACGGGAGTTAAATACAATGATAGAGAAATATATGAGCATGATTTGGTTGAATGCACTGGTGTACTATGTGAAGTAGTGTATAGTGATAAAATCGGTTCTTTTGTGCTATTAGAAGTTCTGTCTCAAAATCTTGGAAATAAGCCAATAGGACAAATGATAGATATGTTCGGGATTAGATATGCAGGCAATATTTACGACAGCCCGGAATTATTGAAAAAGCAACTATGAGTAATTTAGAACACGTCGCCACAATTGATTACTGCTACTGGAGATTAAACAAGCTCAAAGAACAGCTTTCCAAGCCTAAATCGACTATGGAGCAGTTGGTTGATAAAGCCTGCGGTTATAATGAAGTAGAAGAAGTGAAAAAGGAAGCTATAACCCTTTTGGAACAGATTGTTGAAAGTAAAAAGGCTATCGGTGCGGATTATTCGGGAGATAGCAAGTTCCTTGATAAATTAAAGAACAAAGAAACACATGAGTAAAAAGAAAATATATATCAGTCTGCCTATCACCGGGTATGACATAAAAGATGTTGAGAAAAGATGCAAATCCGCTTCCGAGTTTATAGAACAACTTGGTTTTGAAGCGGTATCTCCCTTAGAGGTGTCTTCAAATCCGGACACGAGTTATGAAGAGCATATAGGCAGGGATATTACCGCCCTTCTTCAATGCGATGCTGTGCTATTCCTTGAAGGGTGGCATTATTCCAATGGATGTAGTCTTGAACATAGTGCAGCCGGGATTTACGAGAAAGAGAGATTATTTTCCATTGGAGAATTGAAACGCTACGCAAAAGAAATAGGCATATGAGTAAACTATACAAAGCAACCCTCTTCGGCAAATCATTCATTATAGGATGGTTCAGCCATGCGGACAAGTGGTATCATAAATTTAGTATAATAAAATAATGGATATAACAGAATTAAAAATCGGTGACCGGGTGAGAATAAAACTCCCGTCACCACAAGGAGAAAGACTTTCCATACCCATGCAGGTAATAGGGATGCTTTCTAGTTTCAACAATCCAAGCCCTAAAGATACGGTATATCTTGACTTTGAAGGAAATGAGGGAGATATATGGGAAGAAGAAGTACAAAATTTAGTGTTTTCAGACAATGAAGAGAAGTCATGAGAAGAGCAGACAGAATAATCAGAGACAGACATTCCCGCATCCCGGACAAATACAAGAAGATTGACACTACGGTCAACGGGGATGTAGAAAGCCTTGCCGAACAACACAAGGAAGTGGAAAGAAGGCTATTCCCTCTACGCCTTAACAAGACCACTGTTATTTACGTCACAAAAGACAAACAGAATGAAGCATATGCAGCGAAAGCACGTAAACGGATGGGGATAACAGAGCCTAAGAAACCTTTCGTTGACCCACTTTCGGAAGAAAACATTACCAAGTTGTACAAGGAAGAAAATATACAGCCCCGCAGAATGGCAGAGATGTTGAATGTAAGTGTAAGGACGATATATCTAAGGTTGGCTAAGTATGGACTTACAAAAGTTAAATGCAGATAGTAAACTTACAGGCATACAGATATAACCCTCACCAAAACGGCAAGCGGTATAACCCAATGGAGAATCCGTTCAAAGCGTTCTAAACGTTCCATTGGATAACCCGGAAAAGGCGGCAATAGTCCATGTAAAGGACATTGTCCGCCAATTCAAGCAGTTCATCTATGTAATCCCTTTTTCGCATCACGTTCAAGTTTTCTACGTTGTTGGCGGTTTATACCATTTGCCGCGGCAAGGCTGTTCAGCGTCTCTTTCTGTTCGGGAGAAAGCATGTTATATACTTCTTCCCGTGATTTGCCTGATAAAATGGCTTGTACTATTTTCCACATAAGCTACGTCTGCAATGTTCACACAAAAATTTCTTCGCTACCGGGAACATCTTCTGTCCCACATATCCGCTAAGGTACTGCGCTTCTTCTCCATACGGGTCGATGCCGAACGCCCGTGAGATATGCCGGCATAGATGCCCCTTTTCATGGTCGAAAGAGTTTTGAAACTCTGCCGGGGAAGAAGTAAGGGCTATAACCATTACGGTCTGCCTGTTTCGGATATTGGAGTAAGTGATACCCGTATTCAGATTGCAGGAGCGCATGTTCTTATAGGCATTCGCCAAATCCATCCCCCTGCATCCTACCCGCTGAAGGTCGGCGATGATGCGGTCGGTATAATAGCAGTCCACCGCATAATATACACGCACTTCCCAATCATAATCCGGTATGTAAAATTCCTGTATTATCATAGGCTACATCATCTGTTCCCACATGATAGGATTGCCGGAGCCTATACAATCGGCATAGAACCGAGTGAAAGGCATTCCATTGTAAGTGTCCACATCATCTATGTAATCCTTAATGAACAATGCGAGATGGGCTTCGTCAGTGATAGAACTTTTGTAGTAATCCGACTTCGCCATGTTTGCCACGTAAACACTGTCGTACCCTGCATCCTTCTCCAGGTTTACACTGTACTTTTTCAGAAGCTCCTCTACCTGCTCTTTGCTGATTGGTTCAAGTTTTTCCTCCTTGCCCGTAGATTTGTTTTCCATCTTCATGCGGGAAACAGCCCATAGGCACATCTTCTTGCTGAAATGCCATCCGTACTGGCTGAGATAGTCAGCCATTGCAGGCGGTATTCTGTCGTATGTATCTAATCTTTGTTTCATATTTTCCTGATTTTAAGTGATTGGCAAAAGAGGGGAATAATCCCCTCTCCATTACATGAACTCTCCGTTGGCGCGTCTGCGTCTGCGTTCGCCCATATCATCACCGTAAGGCTGTGAATCGCGGCGTTCGTTGTAAACCGGATATTCCGGGAAGTAACCCGGCATACGGCGTTCGCCCATATCTGAGCCGCCGCTATAGCTTCCACCGCGTGAACCACCGCTGTTACGATAGCCCATTTCACCGCCCTGCATCTCACGCATGGCTCTCTCGTAACCATGACGGCAACCCTCTCTATAGGCTTCTTCCATAGGATTACCGCCTCTCATACCGAAGTCACGGTCATATTCTCCGCGCCCTTCTTCCAATATTTCCCACATTCCCATATTATTTCTTTGTTTTAGATGTTTCAGCCACTCCGAGCTGTTCCATAAGCCGTTTGTTCAATTCCATAAGGTCGGACATGTTCTTGCTCATTTCTGCCATTTGCCCTTTCAGAGAGGATATTTCCTGTTCCTGACGTTGTTTCTCTGCAAATTCGGGGTTCAAGAGCGTCAGCATCTTATCACATCCCGCAATGACGGAATTGTGGAAGTCCATGCTGTTGATAATGTCTATGCTTTTCTGTTTCATAGAAGCGACCTCGTTGTTCATCGCATCACGAGAACATGACACTACGATATTACCGTTCTGTCCAAAGTCGGCTATATCCATGCCGGCAGGTAGATTTTGGAAAGTAGTGTTCTGCCCGTTGATACAGACAACGACATCCACAACCATTTCCATTTGGGGCAACTGTCCCATAGGGGGTGCCATAGGATATTTCGGCTTGGGAGCGGAAACGCTGACTACCGGACCGTATTCGATAAACGGGTTAGCATCCTTATGAAGTATATACAACTGGTTATTGGTACGAAGTGATTGAAACATATTGGTTTGATTTTAAAGGGGTGTGGCTATTCCCATTTTGGAAACAACCACAAAGCCCCATGTTAACTACTTGCTCTTTTGAGCGGTTGCTTCTGCTGTCGGAGTCGGTGCCGATGCGGTTGTCGGACGATACCCACCGTTAACAAGGAACAGTTCGTTGGTGTACTTGTTATAGTGGATTTCGTAGATACCCGTTCCAGCAAGGTTGCCGACAGTCACCGGCTCATTGTTGTAAGCCAGCAACGGTCTTGTATCCCCGTTAGTCCCTATCAGTATCGGGAGTGTAGCAGTCGTACCGGCAGGTATTGCCTGGCGGAGACTGACATAGAAACCGCCTACATAGCTTCTGTTACGGAACGCATGGTTAGGAAGCTCCAAAGTCACGTTCTCCGTGCCGACCGTTACGGCTACCGTAGGAAGGGTATTGAAATTAGCCCTTCCAATAGTAGGGAACAAGAAAGGAAATCCTGTAAAAAAGTTAGGCCACATAATTACCCCCTTTCTTACCGGAATTAACCCCAGTAGTTGTTACAACCACAACCGCCACGTCCATACATTGCATCACCGGCGTAAGCACCGAAAGCCGCAGCACGGAAACAATCTGTGTTGATGGCTTGAATATTAGGGTAAACAACCGGAACAGTGTTAGGCATCTTGCATTTTATTCCATCGACATCGGACTGCAATGCCTGCAAGCCTGCTGCCAAAGGAGCAATCTGTTGTCCTACTGAATTCAGGATAGTAGCATTCTGGTTACGTTGGGAGATTTCAGCAGTCAAAGTGGCTTTTTCTGCTGTAAGAGCCGCAATCTTGTCCTGCAATGCCTGGTTCTGCATAGCGTCCAACTTCGCAAGGATAGCATTGGTATTGGCGGTCGCACCGTCACGCAATGAAAGAGCATTCTGATTGGCCGTGTTGACAAGCGCGTTGGTCTGATTGCACATCGCAAGCTGGTTCTCATAGCCCATTGTGGTAATGGCGTTCTGAGTCTTGCAGCAGCAATCTGCAATCTGAGTAAGAACAGCCTGATTTCCGGACTGGAATGCGTTGATGATTTGCTGGCTTGACATGCCCACCTGATTTCCTACATTGGCGATAAGTCCCTGGATGTTGCACAGGGCGCTCTGTAACTGTTGGGTAGAGCAGTTCAAAGAAGAAGCAAGCTGGTTGATGGCATTGCCATTGCCCTGAATGGCTGACATCAGGTATTCACGACCGACATCACCGTTAAGCTCGGCAGGCAGACCGCCACCATTGCCAAAGCGGTTGCCAAAGCCGTTGCCGCCCCAACAGAACCACAAAAGGATAATCCAAATGAACCACCACGAGCCGCCCCATTGGTCTTGGCTGCCACGTCCCTGGTTCAGTAAAGCGAGAAGTCCGGGGTCTACACCCTTGCTTCCCATCAAGTTGGGCAACATAGCCATGATGTCGAATTTGCTTCCGCCACCATTTCCGTTGTTCCCGTCTTGATTGAAGACATACGTTCTTTCCATAGAGATTTATATTTTGTATTACGGTCAAAATCAACCGCATCACAAAAGTATAAATACCGATACTGCCATGAAATCAGTTGTTTCCCAACGCTTTCCTAATGTTTTCCCAATATATTCTCAACATTTTCCCGCCTTCCATACGTTCTTGAAAATTGGAAATCATGTAGTTTATCGCGCGTTTGGTTTTGTGGATTTTAGGAGCTATCTGCGAAGGATACATTCCCCTTTCGACAAGCAACTGTACAAGCAAATAGCGGGCGTCTACGGTTTCCGTATCCTTATCCGAAGATAGTATTCGGCTGGCGGGTATTTCGGTCTCCTGCGCCACGAGATTGATTGTTTCGGCAAAGATTTCTGACTTACACATAGTTTTTCTGAATTTTATATTTATCTTTGCCCTGCCACATAAAATATTTGATTATTATATACGAACAAAGCATAAGATACCGTGTTGAAGATATTAAAGCCTCCAACGTGCGGTGTCTTATGCTTTTTTCAAATTTTTATGTGGCAATAATTATTTGAACGTTGGGGGCTTTCTTTTTACTCTAAGCCCCGAAAGAGTGTCAGCTACAAGCCAACTTCTACATCGTTAATTTCTTTCTTACCATACAAATAGATTATAACTTATTCCTGCGCCTACGTACATTCCACTCGGATAACCATACCCAGTCTGCAACCCTAATCCCCAACGCTTTTTCTTCGGCTTGATGGGAACCGGATGGTAGATGTCATTTGTCACCGTCTGATAAACCGTCTTCGGATACACAGTCATACTATCCAGTCGCGGGTCTACATATCCGCTCACCACCGCACGATACAGGCTATCTTCATACACAACCTTTCTGCGATGAAGCAAGGTATCACCTATACGTACAGTGTCATTCGGCAATATCTGCCAAAAGACCGCTATCGGTGCGGAGATAAGAACTGTATCAAGTTTGACAACCGTCTGTATCTTTGTTTCGGTACGTATTTCTGCCGGCAAAGGCTCGTGCGGACAGAACCAAACCGCCACACAAGCGATTGCCAGCAATACAACTAATAGCCAGGGTAGTTTTTTCATGACCTCAACAAATAATGATTTACAACCACGCCTGCACATATTGCGACAGCTCCACACAGCAAGTCTGCTTTGTTCCACTTGCCGTTATAGTAGTGGCAACGGTCGCTGTTCTCCTTGATAAAGAGCATCAGCAGTGCAGTACTGCCACCGAATACTATGGCGGTGGATAGATAGACCACCGCACCTAAGATGTTATTTTTCATAACAATTAGTATATATTTATGATATTAATTTCATCCCGGACTGTGAAGTGCCGGGATGAGTTAAAAATTAAAACATAGGAGATGCTCTATAATGTTTCTATCCACTTCATAATCATTCCATTCACAAGATTGTACAGGATTGGTGAAGGGTGATTGTTGGACTCACCGTTTGGGTTTATATTGTAATAAGGGTTATTTGTCCACCAAGCCCCGTCACTCCTGGCCGGATATTGGCCGTTAAGCCCATTTGTCATGACACCAATCAGTTCATTGGTATCCATAACAGGAACTCCCCATTTTTTGCATACCGCTTTTATTGCAGAACTGTAATCATCCATTCTGTATGGCATAATGACAAATCCAAGTCGGGTCCGCTTGCTGTTTTTACGGGCATAAACAACCATTGCTTCAACTGCGCCGTAGAAAGTTGCCGGGTCAAAGTTCTGTTCCATATCATAGCCGTCTGTTAACTTACCTATGGGAGCTCCACCGCCTTGGTCGTTGATTCCGCCTTGGAATACCATATAATCCAACTTTCCCAATGTTCCGAACTGCATAAGCGGTGTACCGTTTTCCGATTCTCCATTACAAACATAACTGCCGCTATCATTTACTACAAAAACAGCGGAATCTGACGTTCCGAAAGAAGTCGACCAGACAATAAAGTCCACGGCAAGGGTCTCGCCTTCATTTGCTTTGACGGATTTGTCAAAATAAAAGGCCTTGATACATCTTGTACGGTCACTCATCTCGTGTTGAACATAGCATTCGCACAATTTCGTATAGGTACCGTCTTCATTGTACGAGTATACCCGCATGGTAAGACGGTCCTGCCTTGAGTCTGCGGAATTAGGATATATATTGGCGACTATATAATCCATTTCAGCAATGCCGAGATGTATCTTGCCGCCCTCAATCGAATGAGTAAGGTTGTCGCTTTTTCCAATCGGATATGGCAGAACACTCAACTTATCACCATATTCATCGATTATTGATTTGGCCCTGTTATAAATTATTCCTTGACCGTAACTTCCACCTGTTGATATTGCCGCACCGCCCTTGCATTTGTCTATTGTAATGGCAGTTGGATGTTTACGGGCAAAGATTTCAGGGTATGTAGGATGATAAAGTTCCCCGGCGGGTGTGAATATGTTTGCTCCATTATCCGCATAACTGTCTCCGACAAATCCAACTACCATACCGGAATAATAGTCTGCCTGGAATGGAGAAACAAGTTTTTTAACATAAGCGGAAGAAGGAACTCTTTCCGTACTGTCGGACTCTTCCTGGGCTATTATTGACAAACGAGTATAATTCGATGGAACATCGGCAATGGGAGTTGTTTTAATCACATAAGGTTCGTTATTTTGTTGGTCCATTACGATAAATCCGTCTTCTGTAATTTCATCGGAAGGGAACAAAGGTGTAAATCTGTATTTTGAAGCAAAGCTTTCATTTTTACTCAAAACAACAGAACCTCTAACAATATATGTAACTGTCCCCCAGCCTGAACCGCCGACACTCAAATATATACTACTGCCTGCCTTGACCGGTATGATATTGCATACTACTTGGTAATCCAATATTTCCCACTTCTTATTCCCAATAACTTGTTTTTTATCGAATGAAGATAAAAATCCGCATCCGTCAGTGATATACAGGTTGTTTTTTTCCTCAAGGTTGGATATTGATACCGGTTTGCCGCTTAATGAAAAAACAGCCTTATCCTGTCTGTTTATAAACACAAATTTTATTTTGGAAATGAGCCCGCTCCGATTATGGATTGTTGTTGTATCTTCATTATTTCCGCTCCTTTCAACAGCATACAATATAAGGTTGTCATTTCTGTCGTATAGTAAAGCCTTGTACGGGTCTTTTCTACGATTGACATTTGTAATGTCAAGTTGTGCAAAGTCCGTAAAAGGAACAGTATAACAGAAACTACCCGAACCTTCTGTTACAGTAAGACTATCCTCATCAATTCCGGCACATTCGCTTTCATCAACAGTGGAAATCCTTTTCTCAAGCTCCCCGATTAATGCAGTGTTGGCTATAACCCTTTTGTCCAATTCGGATACGTCTTTTTGGACCTGGCCCATTTCATCTGTAAGCCGACTGCTTTCTGATATTAGCTGGATTAACGGATACCCGTTTCTATCTCTATATTCAGTTATGGTGTCACCGCTGATTGCAATGGTGACCATTGGCTGGTCATGTTCGGTAAAAGCAAGTCCATATTCAGATACTAAGCGGATAAAGAATCTTTCATCATCCTCAATGGTATACGTTTTGGACAACCAGACTTCGTTGATTCCATCCGTTGTAGGTGTCGGTATATCTTCAAGAAGAGTTTGTTTCCGAGTACTGGGGTTATATTTGTGTAAGGCAATTTTTGCACCGGCAGCCCAAGCAGTAAATCTTATCGCACTGCACTTTTTGAACGTTGTATCAGGAATTGCAAGGTTCCAATAACTCATTTTTTTAGGAGAAGACAGCGGAAAAGCAAGAACCGACTCTGCCTTGTCGATAAAAAGGATACGTTCTAACTTGGCTATTTTTTCTGTTCCATCTGTCCAACCATCGACATCAGTAAACGTTCCGCCCTGGAACTCCCACGTTTCTACTTTTCCGGCTGAATTGATGAATGATACTTTCAGTCCGATATTTCTAAGTTCTGGCGGAACTTGGACTATCGCTGTCTCAAGTGTATATCGGTTTGTTCCATCGGTACCCGAAGTAGGATGATGGACGGAAACATTATACTCGGTGATGTAGTTCATATAGTCAGTGCCGCCACCAGTGCCACCACCAGTGCCGATGTATTTCTTCAATGTAGCGGTACTCATTGAGCCGTTGCTACTACCTTGCTGAAAAGGTATCAGCTCGTTTCCTGTTAAGTTCTCCTTTTGAGGGAGTTCTCCTATTTGTAATCCTTCTGCCATATCTTTTTATTTTTTGTTATTTGTAAGTAATATCGGCTCTTCGTTAGCCAACAATAACGGAGTGCCATCCGATAATAATAAATACCTTCCATCAGGGGATGGGTCCGGCTTATTATCCTTGATATATGAATACCCTATAGTAAGTATACCGATAGTAGGAATACCGATTGTCGGAATGCCGATGTTGGGGATAGTGATTGGTTTCATAGACTATCCCTCTTTAATCATTTTGGCTTCCAATACTTCGGTAGCGCTCTTAATTGTGACGTTTATGCCATTCGCTATCCCTGCGATACGGAAAATCGTATTGGACGCACCGTTATATTGGGATGCGTTGGGATAAAGCGGAACGGGCTCCAAATCATCAATTCCTGCGAAAGCGGTCACATATCCGCCCTTGTTCTTTATCTGTATGGTAACGGGATTACCGTCACTGACAAACGTTGCGTAATACGCTGTTTTGCCTTCTTCTTGTTGAAATGATAAAACTTCTGCTGCCATGATGTTTACTTTTTAGAGTTATTCAAATAGTTCACAATTCCCTGCACATGCAAGTCCACTATTGCCCGCTTCCCCTCTTCCGATAATAAGAAGCCAACATCTTCCTTATTGTCTTGGAATAGGTTCTCTGTAAGGACTGCCGGGCACTTCGTGTGCTTCAAGATGTAGAACCCGCTTTCCTTATCAGGGTCGCCATCCGTCATATCCTTGCGTATCTTCATGTCCGGCAAAAGTCGTCCGGCTGCCACATATAAGCTATCAGCTAATTTATCGGCTTTCGTCTGACCTGTCGAAGTCCATGCTTCCCAACCACGTGCCTGCATCCATTCAGAGCCGCTTCCCGCTGCATTACAGTGGATAGATACGAGAATTGTGTCACTTGCCTTGTATTCGTTTGCTCTACGGCAACGCTCCGATAGGGGAACGTCTATTTCCTCTTTGACGATACGTTCGGCATCAACGCCTTGTTTGCGCAATTCGGCTTCCAAACGTATGGCAATCTCACGGGCATACGCATACTCTTTCAATCTTCCGTCCGGTGAACACTTGCCCGGAGTGTTACTTCCGTGCCCGTTGTCAATCAATATTTTCATTCTGCACGTCCTCCTTGAAATATTTGTCATAAACTAAACGAGCCACCCATCCGGCAACAACACCGACACCGAATGATACAACAGTAGTCAAGTTCACCCAAAACGGGGTGTAGTGCATGTACAGCATAACTCCCACGATAATAGCGATAACAATCGCCGCGATAATCAGTTTCTTTTTCATTTTGTTACTCCTTATCTTTAGTTATTATTTCACACTTCTTCTCTCTCTTTCTTTTATTGACACAACTCCTACACATGCTATATGGATGTCCGTGATTACACAGCGAATATTCCGAAACAGATTTATTTATTCCACATTTAGAACATACCTTCATCCCATTAATTACTTTATTAATCTTTCTTTTAGGGCGTATTGTTATAGTTCCTGTATTGTTGTATTCAACCAAAGCGTCATTATAGGATTTTTCCGCTTCTTTTTCCGAATTGAAGCAGCCGAGATAAACTCTATTGCTTTTCCCAATGCCAAAACTTGCAATATAGTACTTCCCATTTACCGAGTTACATCCCACTGGGTGCTTTCTTTTACGACAGATGGTTGTGTTCTCCCTGCTTGTTATTTGCCTGAGGTTTGATGCTCTATTATCTGTCTTGTTACCGTTTATATGGTCTACTACCAACCTTTCATCTAAGACTCCAATAAAGGTTTCATAAACGAGCCTATGTGTAAGGAAGCGATATAACTTACCATTAAAGTTAAAACAAGAAAGTTTATATCCATTTTTACTACTTTGCTGTTTAAGAGGCTTACCGGAAAATGAATATCTACGTCCATTTTTATTAGTAAAACTTCTGTCTGCAGAACGGATATTCCCTAAATTGCTGACTTGAAAAAATCCATTGAACCCTTTAATATCTTTCCATTCTTCCATACATCTTTATCTTTCATTCAAATTGTGATAAAATTCCAATCTTATATTCGCATAGACCGACTCTACATTCGTGTATGCCCTGCCGTTGTTCGCTCCGTTTTCATTGTAAATCTCCGCTTCAACGGCTTTAGCAACCTGTTCTATCCATTTCTTTTCCGTGTATTCCGAAAGCCTGTTCCCACGATACGAAAAGCAGTCAAGTTTTGAATTTCTGTCCTCGTGTATGTTTGTAAGCAATGTGCGTATCTTTCTTGCAGTAGCTTCCTTGTCTGATATATGGTTTTCTTCACGTACTTTCTTAATAATGCGGCACACCTTCTCAACGGAAAGGTCGAAGAATACATTGCTTAGCGTTTTTATACGCAGCTGAGTTTCGGGCATTAGACTTTCCGATAGCACGTTCAATCGCTCATTCTGCGCACGGGTTTCTTCCAATAGTTGCCTCATGGTGTCCTTATAGTCTTGGTTTATCTCTTTCTGTGATGTCATAAGCTGGTTTACCATATTCATAAACCAACGGAAGCACGCCACCATCAACAAGGCTGATAACACAAGGAAAAAGCCTGCGGTTATAGCCATCATTCCAAAATCACTAATACCCTTGCCTGTTTGAAGGGCTGCATTTACAACTTCTGTACTCATCTTATCGTTATTTGTCAATTATTCCTATCTTTGTGTCTCTTATCAAATAAGCTAACTACTGTCATTCCGTTTTGCTCGTGAGAGTAGGACGGGATTTTCATATCTTGCCGTAATAGCGGAACCACGCTCCCCATTTACGTTCTTTCAAGTAGTTCGGGTTGTCCTGGTTGAATTTGGCTTCCATTTCAAATGCGCTTGCACGGTAAGCATTTTTATTGACCTCTCCGTCCCCAATCTTGTTGTCTGTGAACAAGTGATACACGAAGCTTACAAACCATTCTGCCAAATAAAGAATGTAGTAGAATAGCGGGATAAGTAACAACCACCACGCACTGACATGGAATGCCAGCAATACGGACGGGATAGCCGCTATCTCCATACACTCGAAGAACTGTTTCTGATGTGTCCGTTCATGACGGATAGTCGTTTCGGACAGTTCTTTCAGCTTCGTAAGGATGAAGCCGAAGAGCATGATTGTCGTGTAGCTGCCAAAGAGGATGAGTTTCGCTAATTTGTTGTTGTAGTAGATTGTTTTTATATACATCATCTTATTTATTCATTATAATCAAAAATAAAAACCATATAATCTAAATCATCATAATCGTTCTCAGCAAAAGCACAAATACCACTTCCAGGTTGACATACACCTTCTTTAACGTCTAATTGCTGATTGCTTTCACCTACTAAATAACATTTATAAATTTCTAAAAATCTAACAGGGTCGTCAACATTTTCATTTTGTATATTAAAATTAATATTACTACCTACACCATTAGAATACCAATCTATTTTACCACTTTCAACAGTAGTTAACTGTCCACTTCTATATAGACTAATATTATGTGAGCTAAGATTGGCTATTATTAACATTCTTGTCTTATATAACGTTTCAGTAGGCGGTAAATAAGTTAAAGCATCATATAATTTACTCCAATCAAATTCTTTGCCAGCAATAAGTTGATTTCCAATACGAATACTCGTATTACTTATACCTACTCTTACCCCCCCCGTTAATATCTTTCGTATCTTTATCCATATCAATTATATTTATTCTTTTATTACTAAAACTAAATAAGAACCATAACCAGTAAAATTAAATAATACATCATTTGCCTTTGCTGTAATAGTATCATTAGCTTCTCCATTATCAGTATCGCCAAAACGAAAATCATATATAATATCTGTATTAGTAGATATTTTCCAATTGGAATAATTATATAAAAAGGAAATACTATTTGAAGCAACATTAACTGTATTATTATCTATATTAAAAGATTTAGTTTCTTGCGAATTATTAACTATAATACACGCAGAACCAGGGTCATTAAAGAAACCATCTTCATAATTAACTGTTACCCCCCCCCCTAATATCTCAGTATTACCAATAAACAATCCTGCATTATTAGAACCAACTTTTAAATTACTATCCATATCTTTAAGTTTTTATTCAATTACAGCATACATTGTAGAATTATCTTTAGTACCGATACTATCATATTCAGTTTTAGTACGTTTAACAACTCTTTGTAGATTATCGGAAGTGAGTATATCTTCTATAGAGGCAGCGCAGTCTTCATCATTGGGCATTAGTTTAAATCCCATACGCTTGGAAACAGGACCGTTATTAATATAATAACTGATATTGCATTGCAAGTTATATTCTTCAGTTTCAGGGTTGTGAAAAGAGTAAATGCTACTAAGTTCAATACAATTATCTTTGCTATTATAACTGTGAAAATAATACTTGGTGTGGTTCGCTATAATATCCTGGATTATTTCTTTCAGATTATCAACCGAACCAAAGATGGTGTTTATAAGGTCTATTGCTTCCCTGTCTTTTTCGTTTTTATTGGTAACAAGATAAGTGCCCACAGAAACGTTAATAACCTTACCATAATTGATATTATCCGCATACTTCTTCGTTGCAGGCTGATAGTCCGAGGTTGGGGTGAAACTTTCACTGTTGGTTTTGGTGAGGACGTCGGATTTTTCAGGAACTTCCGCCCAATTCCCATTTTTACGACCGTATGCCTTTCCATCAGTTGGCGCTTCTTCTATGCCGCCTATCTTACCCTGGCTTACCCATTCACCGTTCACCCATGCGTAGTAATCATAAGGGGCTTCCGTGCCTACAGCCATAAACCCGTCAACTGCCGAACCATCGGGAACAGCGGATTTCAAGGCTTCAAGGGTATCGTATTCGCCAGCCACACGGAAAGAGCTTCCCGGTTCGCCTTGTATACCTGGCTCGCCTTTTTCTCCTTTCAAAAATTCTAAAGGATAATTGACCACAGAAGCTTCACTGTTGCTTCCTGAAGGTTTAAATGCAGGCAATGACGTTACATCATCCGCTTTGTCCGCATTCGGTACTTCATTAACCCCTATGGAGTTAGCCATAAGACGGGCAACTATTTCTTGATAATCCTGTTCTGTCCAAGCCATAATTATTCCTGTTTATCGGTTGCTTCTTCCGGTTGATTGTTGATAGCACGATTGAGCGCGTCAATAAAGAAGGGTTTGCAAAAAGTATTTGCATGCTCTTGTATCAAGGACACTTCTTCATCAGTATATTCTGTCTCTTCATTGGAATTGTATATCTTCAAAGCGAGTGCATGCGATGCGATACCGTTACCGTTCCGGTATAATACATTCGCAAAATTCTCTCTACAATCTATATTTTCACAATGCTTACGGGTAATGTCCGTAGCAATCAGTAATTGTTTAAAATTTATCTTTTTCATGAGCTTGGGTATGATTTAGTTAATCTTCCATCTTTATAAAAAGAAAGTCCGTAGATGCCAAGAGACACTTGGTATCTTGACCCACTTAAATTTGAAATCATTGACAATGACCCTGCAAAAAGGGTGGTAGACGCAGTTAAGTTGCCATCACTTGCTATATTGTCCAATTTTAATCTTGGGTAAGTAACAGAAGTACCTCCGCCTCCACTATCAAGGAATGAAATTCCACCCACATCATATCCTTTTGAATTATAAAATTTTAGGCTGTTTGAATTTGGGTTTATTTCTATTTTTGTACCTGACGAAGCGGTTGACATTTTGCCAACAATGCTAACATTCCCATTTTCGTCTATCACCAAAGAGTTGTTAGGAGTTCTTACATTTTTAAACACCCCGCTGTTTGCATTTATCTCTCCTTCAAAATATCCACCAATAGCCTTTATTGTCCCGTCTGCCTGAATAGACACATTCCCGTTGGCGGATATATCTCCGGTAAAGTATATGTTTTTGGAAACCACGGAAATGTTATCAAGTGCCACATTGATTTCTGAACCTAATCCGTCTTTTTTGACATATAATTTAAGTTCATCGGTAACTCCATTGATGTCCAGCCCCAACTGCGTTACATCTTCCTCTATTTTTGTAACAGACAATTTGAGGTTTTCCGCTGTCTGCTCAATCTGTGAGAACCTTTGATTGTTACTTTCTGAGAGTTCCTTTACTTCCAACCTGATACTTTCCGCTGTCTGCTCTATTTCGGAACTCAATTTTGTATATAAATCTTCGAATGCGTTTTCGGTAAGAGCCAGCGAATGTATGTATATATCCCCCGTAAACTTCAACTCAAAATCGCCCGTTCCGTCCCATGTGCCGGAATACTCTTTCATTGCGTATTCCTCACTCGGTTCAAGACGTTCGGTGAAATGCAGGTTCTGACCGGGAAATCCTATTGTCAGCGTTCCGGCTGTAGCTACCCTGTACCGGAAAGAGATAAAGAACTTCTTCGGTTCTTCCCCTTCCTCATAGGTCGGTTTATTGGCTAAATCCGCATTTGACTGTTTAATTCCGGAAGAAAGGATACGAAGCACGTTTCTATCTCCGTCTCTGATAATGGCAGCCATAGCATCCTTGCGGGAATAGAACTTGTCGTTAACCAATAAGAACTTTCCGTTCACAGTAAAGAAACGAACATCGTTCTTTGTCTCCCAACCGTTCGTATTGCTTGCAAATGATGCGTTATACAGATAATTATCCTTTGCCTGCACCTCGTCAAGCACTTTGGAGATTTCAGAGTAAATCAAATCTTCCAATATCTTGAACTGGGTCATAATATTTATCCCCGTTTTCAAGATAAAGTCTCCCATGAACTTGTTGCCTTGCGGACTGATAACCGTCACTTCCTTGCCTGCTAAAGAATAGGAATCTATCCCGGCATACTGATGGATACTCGGTGCATCATCGCCATACACGGACAAGGTGATTGCGTTCTGACGCTTCTTGTCTGTTCTGTTTCCGAGCTGTACAAGGCTATCGCCTTCCTGTGGTATGTCGCTGTTTGCATCACAGTCCGTCTTGCTAAGGTCTATGTAATCCTCACCAACGCCGACACATAAGCGCCAATAGTAACGGTTGGATACATTCTCGTAGATACCCGGCTTGATATTGAAGTCTTGAAAACGTATCTGGTCGCCTTCCTTGAACGGGTTCTCGATAGCCGTTTCTCCATCATCCACCAAAAGATAGCAACGCCAAAAATCCTCGTGTTCTTCCACCTTTCCGCATTTCATTCCGGCAGCGGTGAACATGTAGTTTCCGCCTGCATAAGAGAGCTTCTTTATCTCCAACTCGGAGAACATCGCCTTAATACGCACAAAGAGTTCGTCCACTTCAATGTAGGATTTACCCGTCTTGCTGTCTACTTTAATGACAAAGCCTTCACCGAGAGCACCGGAAGAAAAATTCATGGACTGGATGTAGTCTGAAAATAATCCGCCTAAGAACTTTATTAAATAGCTGGTTTGGTCAGGTTTGGTTTTATTCAAAAACAGCTTTTCTCCAAAGGCTTTAATGATTGATTCCACTTGTTGGGTAGTTAATCCTCCACCGCCTTGCCCGCCTACAATTGAGTCTATCTGATTCTGTATCTTTTCTAAAGTTCCTACCGCTTTGTCATTGCGAAGGGTAATATCATACGTTGGGATGAGAGCGTCTCCTTCCTTTATTGTAAGGCTGTCAATAATAATGCTCCCGTTGATGTTTAAGTCTTCATCCTCGAACAACATTAAATCACCTTCCTTTATACTGTCATGCAGTTCCGGGTGACGCGCCATAAATATTTCATCTACTTTAGGCTCGTAAGTATATCTTACATAATCATTTTTTGCAAGATATTCTTTAGAAGCTGTTAGCAATCTTTGGGAAGCAGCTTTTATATACACATCCGGCATATCAATACCCAAAAGCACAAATTTATCTCCGGCTTTGATAGTAAAATCCTTATATGGGAAATAAAGATTCAGCCCTTCATCATAGACTCTGTTGCATGTCAAGACCCACATGTCACCTTGTTTTACGGGCTTGTCTGCATCTCCAAGTATTTCAAATTCACGCCCACCACACATTCCGCTTTTCATGGATATGGTGGCGGTTTCCCCTGTTAGATAATCGTTTATGTCAAATCCAATGTCTTTGAGATATATTTTGAACGGTGGGATGGTTTCCCCTTCTTCAAAGTAACCATCATCCGCGATTGGCGTATTATCCTTATTCACTGAATCGGAAGCGATTTCATCCAACGCTCCGGTAGCATTTACGATTATTCCCGCGTCTTTCAACTGCTGTGCCGTCATTCCTTCCATAGACGGATATATTTCCGGTAAAGAAGTATCGCTCCCGTCAAAGAAAACCGAACCTTCCCGAACTCCGATAATATCTATGTTTTTACTATCAAGGTATGGGTCAAGTGTCTTTTCCGGAAAATCAGGAAGCATCAAGTTTTTAACAGCCATATTATTGGGTACTAATGCTCCAGAAGGTCTTTTGTACTTTCTTGGAACATTGTCCGCCTCAATACCTTTTTCTATCCGCATCTTTGCGCCTATGCGGACGTTGTCCTTGTCGGCTTCACTATTCAACAAAACGTAGCATTTCCCAAGAAAGCTACCTCTTCTTATTTTATAAGAATGCCCATTGATTGTCACATCATACAATGCTGTGTCGGATAGGAATTTCATATAAAAAGGAAGAGTCACAACAGCGCCGTCTATCAAATGTGTATTAGGGTCATATCCGTAAGATACATCCTCGATGGGAGCTTCGACAATAGGACTTCCATATGTTGTATAATAGTTGTACGGTAAGTTTTTGGTACCACCATATGCTCTTAGGCGGGTAATTATCTTCTGTGACGAGTCCGCGGTTTTTTGTATGGAGTACAGCCCTTTTCCCTTTCCATACCCGAACATGTTTCCTACTGCAATTCCGGCAGTGCCTATTGTTATCGTTCGTCCTCTTATGATAAAATTTGCCTTAAACTCGCTATTTACCAAAGCAAGTGCGTCCCAAACGTTTATACTGCTTATTGATATGGATTTGTTAGTCTCATTAACATATTCGGGATGCACCGTAACCGTCCATTTTTGCTCTCCTTTATAGATACGGTCAAGGTTCACCTGTATTCTTTCTGCGAGAGCATTTATGCTTTCAGCGTAAAAACTGAATGTAGGTAGGGAAGAGTAGTGAATTAAGTTATCCTCTTTTACATAGTCCAGGAATTCGCATCTTGTCAGTTCATCTGCAAGAGAGTTGAAAACTACGTTCTCATATTTGAAAGCCTCTCCGTATGTATTTTTGGAGGCTTGCTTCAATTCAGTAGGGTCGTAGTTTATTTCAAATCTTTCTCCGCGATATATCAGATAGTCCCCGATTGTAAAATCAATCGGAGTGGGGGACGTAACGGTAATGTTAACGGAACAAGCTCCCATGAACTCTCCGTTATACTCTAACTTGTTAGCGACACATCGTTGCGTCTGCCCGTCTTTGCTGTATATTATAAACCGTCCCATTATGCCGTAAGAATAATTTGTGTTTTAGGGTCGGTTACCCGAAATGCAGTGTTGAAAGTTACGACATCTCCCTCATCCGTCTTGCGGACAAAAAGGTCGGGTTTTATAGATTTAAAATAAACCCCCTGCCTGCCTATTTGGGTATAGGTGTCATAAACCTTTAACTCTGTTCCGTAGCCGTCTTTTCCTATCAGATAGTCCAGGAAGGCGACAATCTTTTCATTGGCTGTTCCCATATCACCTTTATAGGCAAACTCTACTTCTATATCATAGGCTTGCACGTAGAGTTCTTCGGGGAAAAAGGTGTCTTCTCCGTCTTGGTCTATCCAGTCCCTTTTGGGCAAATCCTTAATATCTCCATATACAGTAAAAGGGAAGTCCTTGCACACAATCCCCCATTGGGATTTGGTGTCAATAACAGGACTCCCCAGCTTAATTTTCTGAAAATAGATACTGTAAGGCTTTGCCATGTGTTATTTTGAGTTTGTGTTGTAAAAACAAAAAGAGCCAATCAACGGCATGCCCGTTAATCAGCTCTTTGGCTTGTTATATCAATACTGCAAATATATGGTGTATTTTCTAAATAATCAAGTAAAATGTTAGAAAATTGATATAGTCATCCGGCTTACATTATATTTGCAATGAATACTACCTTTCGGGTGACACGATTTTCATGTAGGGGTTCTTTACCCGCTTCTCTTTGAGCTTCCTTTCAAGTTTTTCCATCCTTTCGTACATCAGTTCAATATCTTCGGATAAGTGCAATAATTGAAGTTTGAGGAGCTTGTTCTCTTTCTGCAAGTTATATATCTTTTCTTCCATGATGAATATTTGTTTTAGTCGTTATTCCTGCCATCTGCCCGCCAGCCGTATTACTGGCGGGGTATCATAACGTGAACGTTGGTCGAACCTCAACGTGCATCTATGCTAACATGTGGCAATATTTCCTTATTAAGGCTTCTAAGGTCGAAATCTGACTTAGAGGCGCTTGGGTTGTATTTTGATATAGACATAGGGGCAAGAAGCGCCATTATTTCCAGCTTCTCCTGCTGTATATCGAGTATTACTTCATTCAGTATTTCTTAATTCTTCCATTTTCGTTTTGGATATAGTTGTGGCTGTCGGGCATTGGAACCGACTGCCGGATGATTAAAATAGCGTGATTAGTATTTTTTCATGCAGCTAACGAATAAGGCTATGATAGATATAAAGACGCCTACAATGGCAAGTATTAAATTCCAATTGATAGGATTGTGCAAGTTGGGGTTAACGGCAAGATAGTGCTTGCCCTCTTCGGTGAGTTTGGCACTCCATACATAACCGCCAACTACATAATTGGCTTTCACCAATCCTTTCCTCTCAATGGAACGGATGGAAGCAGTAAATACATGCTTCGGGTATGTTGCCGGGCATTCTCCGCCAAACTCTGCAACAATCCGAAATGCTTGTTTCTCTTCCTTTGACAACCTTATCCGTTCCATAACCTACTCGTTTTCTGCAAATTTACTAAATACTACGCAAATATGTGTTGTTGTGCTATACTATTTTATAGGCGAAATCTTTCTGTCAGAAGGCTTTCCGCCAAATAGATGGTTGATGTAGGCAAGACCTTTTGGTTTGCAAAACACCTTTTGGCATAATATGTCTGGGTGGTTGTCTCTGCGTATTGGCGGCAACAGCGTCATTTCAAAGTAGCCTGCGTCAATATACTTTTGTTTCGGTTCGTTCCTGTCTTTAAAGAATATGCCCGCATCCCTTAGCTTCCCGAAAAGGGTGTTCCTCCCAAAACCGAGATTGAGTATCTTTGCGGCTTGACCTATGTCTACTTTGCCCTCTGCTTTGAAGGCAGCTTCGGCGAAGTCGGCTTTAGGCTGGAGTTTGGTAATCTTTGCATCTTTCTGCTCGATTTGCTTTTGTTGCCGCTCTGTTTCAATACGGAGTTGTTCCTTTTCCTTTTCAGAAGCTACTAACGCTTCCAATGCCTCAAGATAAGTTTGTGGAGTCTTGATAACTTTTTTCTCATTTTCGAGGTATTCTAAACGGTTGATTATTCTTTCACGCAGAACCGCATCATAACCTGATGCAAGAATAAGACAGCCTTTAGGAGTGAGATTAAAAAGAGGTCTTTTTTGACCGTTAGCGTCTGTGTATGACCCCAATCCAAAATTGGATGCGGATACACCTTGCGATAATAGGCTGCGAATGTCGCGCATTACATGGGCATGTTGTTTACTCGTAACCTCTGCAATTTCAAGAGAGGTCATACCTTTCTGATTTGGAATTAAGTTTTCCATACTTACTATTGTTTGGCGTTGTAATTATAGACAGACAAACGGCTGTCATTTCCCGTGTCGCCAAACAATAGTAAGATTTTCTCCGAAGAGGAAATATTACGCAGGAAAGACAGCCGTGTATTTTTTATACAGGCAGTTGGGCATAAAAAAAGCCCAACTAAATATAGTGAGCGATAACCGTGCTCTACGGAGAAAGAATACTTTACTATTGTTTGGCACCACAAAGATATACATAATCCTTGAAGTAGCAAACTCCTTATAAGAAAATCAATTAATTTCGTTTATTTTCTAAGTTATTATGCGAATATATAGAAAATAAACCATATATCCAAAAGGGGCGCATAGTAATATCCAAACATGCTTTATAACATATAACAAAAAAGGTGAAAAAACTGTATATAATATATTGTTCTCCAATACAAAGTTGTTAACTTTGCCACACATTAATTAACTAAATACATGCTTTATGAGTAATAAAATATTTTTTCTACTTTCTCTATTTTGTGTTCTTATATCCTCCTGTGAGAATGAAGATGATATGGTAACATCTATACTTTTAGACAAGTCGGATATGACTTTGAAGCCCGGAGAAACTTATCAATTTACGGTAAAAGGCTCTCCTTCTAAAGCGAAGTTGCCTAAAATTAATTGGGGGATATATCCTGTAAATGCAAACAATCATTTGGCAAAAATAGATTCACACGGGAAACTAACAGCTTTGAAGCCAGGGAACTTTACAGTAAATGCCTGGATTGGAGATGATGATATAACGGATTTGTTATATATTGATAATGCAGTAATAAAGGCTGTGTGTAATGTGACGGTTGAGCCTATAGAAGTTACTGGCATATCTATAGATAAGAAAGAGATTGTGTTTAATGGAGAACAAAGTTTGATTTTGGATGCTTCTATTGAACCTCAGGATGCTACGAAGAAACTGGTCTTTTGGGAAATAGATAATTCGGAAATTGCAAGTTTAGAATCGGGTAAAGACAATTCGGTTATTGTAACAGCACTAAAGGCAGGAGAAGCTACAATTACAGCACGTGCAGGGTTTGAATCTTCTATAACTTCAACATGCAAAGTGAAGGTTAATCCTGTTGTAGCACAAGGTTTTTCCTTGAAAGAAAATGAAAAAAATGTAAGGGTGGGAGATGTTTTTACTATAGAATCAATAATCACTCCTGCATATGCAACAAAAGAAAACATAGCATGGGAGATTTCTGACGTAAATATTGCAAAGATTAATGAAGACAACAGTATATCTGCCATGTCTCCTGGGAAATGTATAGTTAAGGCTATTTTGGGAAATACAGGGTTAGAGGCTACTTGTGAGCTGACAGTAGAACCCATTTTATTGGAATCTATAAGTTTTGATAACCTTACATATAAAATTGAAGTTGGAGGACAAAAACAGCTAAATGTTGTGTTTACACCAGAAAACGCAACTAATAAGAATGTGATATGGACTTCATCCGACCCTGTGATTGCTCCGGTTGATGAAAATGGAGTGGTTTTAGGGAATACATCAGGAAGAGTACAAGTTACGGCAACGTCAGAAGATGGCGGACATGTGGCAAACTGTACTGTTTATATTGTGTCATTAGGAGGTATGATGGATGTTTATTTCCCTACATCTTCTTTGATTATTAATTCGGGATATTATACGGGCGTTATGTCATGTGCTATAAAGAACAATAGCTCAAAGACTATAAAACTTACTAAGTTTAAAGTTTTTTCTACTGGAAGCGGTAGTGCTCCTATTGAGATTACTGATGAGGCGAAATTAGGATATTTATCTTCTGGAGAAACAAGAATTTTACAGTTTAGATTATCACATGTTTATGAGCCAGGATTTAAGTGGGAGTTTGAATGTGATGGTCATTATTTTTCTGCTTATGGAAGTTATAAACAGTAATTTTTAATGTTAAGTAATCATTAAGTTAAGCGGAGTTTCTCCGCTTTTCTTGTTTTGTGGCATATCGCTTGTTCTACCGATTATGGTAATATTGCCACAATATTATAAATATGAGAAAGCATGGGAAAAAGTCAAAAGACATCCAAGCACTACGCAGACCGAACATCGTCAGAGAAAGAAATAGGCAGCATCGCTAAAATCTTTTTCGTAAGAAACTCAATTAAGTAGGAATAAGCTTCGTCACTATCACTGGTTAAGTTTATTCCTGCTTTTTCCAATGTAAAGTTGGCGATGTGAAATATCTCGTGCGCTAATATTGACAATCCTTTTATGTCTTTCGGCAAATTTGGCATATACAAAATCATTTGTCCGCCAGGCAATAAAAAACTTTTTCCCTTTTCTTCTCCACTAATCATAGAAACGATTTCAGAAGACTTCTCGCACCCGAATATCTTTGATAGTCTTGCCTTCAAATGCTTTTTTTCTCCAAAATGAACCATTACATCCCGGTCATAAATGTCTATGCTTATTATCTTATTCATAACGAATATGATGTTTGTGCTTTATATATAATAATGCAAATATAACTAAAAATAATCAAGATGCTGTTCTTCGGCATATGAATTATAATTAATCGGATTTGTTAAAAAGCTGATTTATCGGATATTTATTTGTTTATTTGTTTGTTCTTTCGTTCGTTCTTTCTATATTTGTGCATTAATATAATACAAATGGGTAATTGGAGTGAAAGGCAAGAAGTTAAGAAAGAGGGCAAGGAAAAAGAGAAAATAAGCCGAGAGACGCTTGGAAAGTTCTTTTATGATTTGGCAAAAACATCATTTGCTGCAATGGTAGCAGGTGGGGCTGTGTCATTTTTCACAAGTTCAAACAATGAGTTATATTGGCTTTTGCTTTTGATTGGAGCTTTTTCAACAATAGTATTTGCTTATATTGGTTATAAAGTGATAAGGAGGTAATTATGGAAGGTCTATTAATCGTTTTAGGAGGTTCTGGGGCTTTAGCCCTTTTATTTGCTCTTTGGCTGAATACTCGAAAAGGCAAGAAGTGGCTTGCAAGCTTATAAATTGACTATTATTTAGGTAAAACAATAAATCCAGACATTAAGCCTGGCTTTTTCTTTGCATGACATCCCCATCGGTTTCCACAATACAATCTTCTCCATGAATGTAAACATATACCGATGCTATATCCTTTTGGATAACATTTACTTTTGCCCGGTCGTACACGTTAATGAATACCTTGCAATACTGTGAACAGTCAATGGTTACTTCGCTGTCATGGCGCACGTAAATATCACATACGGAAAAGCCATCAAATAGGAGAGTACCTTTACAATTTCCGTTCAAAACAGAAATTTGTGACATGTTGCGTTTCTGCACATCTTCATCCACAAAAATATTATTCTTGTGGAGAAGGTCTTTGTCGAAGTGTTCTTTTATGAAAGTGTTGGTAGGGTAATTGTGCTTAATGGCAAAATCAATCCCATGCAGATACTTGTCAATTAATCCTTGTTGGGTAGGATTCCCCCATGCGTGTTGCCACGGTTGGCATAAACCAAACGTAATAGCTTGGTTCAGTAATGTTTTGCTTAAATCCTTTTCGTTCATAACATATTATATTTTGATTTTTCTACCACTTCTGTCTATTACTATACTTAGCATATCTCTAACTTCTTGTACTAAAGCAACGTTTGCTTCGGTATTTTGGGCACTTCTTAACGTATTATTGGCTATCGCCCTCAATTGAGTAAGTTGTTGTTCGGCTATAACATTATATTTCGGAAGAATCTCGTTTCCCCACTTTTCAAGCAAAGCGCGTTTTACACTTACATCTGCACGAATACCGTTTATGTAAGAAGCTAAAATATTGGCGGTTTCTTCTGTAATGTTTTCTTGTATCCCTTTGGAAAGAGTGTTTGAAGCGCTTGTCTCTTCAAGGCTTATTCCCATTTTTTTTGCAGCAGCATTTAGATAATCCCATATTTTCTTTGAGTCTGATATTGTCCCTCGAAGGCTTCCAAGTTGCTGCATTAGTCCGGTAGCCTCTTGTTCCGTCAGATTTGTACCCCCAGCGGAACTGTCTGTAAATATACCTTTATCTCCAAACAGATAATCTCTTAGCTTATTCATGGCAGGTTTTATGACATTCAGAGAAATCATCTCCTTTATGACATTGCGCATTATATCAGCCACCGTATCATCAAAAGCCTTTGCTGCATCTTCTCCGTTGGCGAACGCATTGACTAACGCTTCTGATATTTGGTCTGACCATCCCTTTAAGTCTATACCGAATTGTTCGCTTGCCAAATCTTCATAGAAATACTTGATTTGCTCGCCTAACTCGATATACTGCTGCTTGTAGTCCTCTATTTTAGAAGCATCCGAATCTTTCTTGTCTTGTTCCGCCTTCATTTGCTTTTGCACCTCTTCTTGTTGCTTTTGAAGATTTGCAATCATCTCTTTGGATTGACTTTGGGTAACAGCACCCAATTGCCGTTCTATGACAGATTGAAGGTTCTTATAGTCGTTGGAAAGCTTTTTCACTTCCAGTTGCGAACGTTGGATTGCTTTATCCAGCTTCTTGTCATGGGCTTTGGCTATGCTTCCTATTATTCCGGTAATACCGCTGACTACACCTGTAGCCCCTTGCATGATAGCCATCGGATTGCCGGAAGATATACCAGCGAAAAGGGTAGCTCCGCTTTGAGCTGTATTCAATAATCCACCCGCAACTTCTTGTACAGCGCTTAGAGTGTCTCCCATACTATCATTCCCTAAGGCATCAAATGCTGACCCTAAATCTCCCAAAGTGCCGATAAGAAGATTAGCCATGTCGACAATATCTCCAAAGCCTACTTGAACTTTATCGGAAGCCTCATTTTGTTCATCCTGCGCATCTGTTACTTCTTTTTCCGCATCTGCCAACGTTTTTAATTTTGGAGTTAATTTATCGACGACTTTAGCCTGATAAGATAAGCCGCCATCCGTTTTCTTGGTTTCCGTATGGCTCGTTTCAGAAACACCAGTAGTAACTTCACCGCCATCCTGGATAAACCCAAGTTCTTTTTGAGCCTTTTTCAGTTTTTCAGTGGCTTCCGCATACTCTTTTATTCCGTCTGATAATGTCTTGAAAGGGTTTCTGCTTTCACTTTCGTCACGTAGCTTTTTTAATACATTGACAAGCTCTTTAAACTCGTTGACTTTTAGACTTTGCCCGGTCGTATTTTTAAACTCTTCCAGGTTCTTGATTAGCCTGCTAAGAGTTGCAGAAGAAAGTCTGTCAAGGTCGTCAAAGGTCTTAGCCCAGTCTTCCGAACTCTTGAATTGTTCAAATTTGGTAGATGCAGCATCTTCGCTCGCTTTCTTTTTCCTTTGTGCTATAAGTCTGTCGGTCGCTTCTTCGCCTAATTGACCTCTTTGGCTTTCAATATCTGCCAAGTCTTTTTGAAGATTACGTTCAATATCCTTTATCCTTTGGGCATAATCTTTATAATCCTCAATCATGCCTAAAAGGTTTTCAAGGCTTTCTGAACGCATTTTCTTACTTTCCTCGTTGATTGATTGGTATAGTTTCAGAATTACTCCTTCTCCAAACTGCTTCTTTACATCATCCTCTTTCATGGCAAGGACATCTGTAACGGAGAATTTACTTCCTGTATTTTCAAGCGCTTTGGAAAGTTGGTTGCGCAAATCATCTACTACACTTTTGAATGAGACCTCTCCGCCGAAAGCGATGTTCATGGAAAGAGATTTGTTGCCGGAAGCATTGAATAGCTTCTTATATAAATCCCACTTTTCTCCGGTTTGGGAAACGTACTTCTCTATCTCCTTTAAGGCATTATCTACTTCTTTCTTCGCACTGTCAATTCCCGCCTTGTCAATCTTGACACCAAGAGAAATGTATAAATCTTCCTGCTTCTCTTTGCTTCGGTCTAACTGCCCTTGAATGTATTTGTAAGCCTTGCTTGGGTCTTTTAAGTCCAAATTGACCCCGTTCTTATCAAAGATAGGGGCAAATTCAGAAATGCCCTTCACCCTTTGGGATGCGACTTCTTCTCCTTCTATCTTTCTCCATTTCTCATAGCTGGAAACGGCTTTATCTATGAGGTCGGTACGGGCTTCCCATTGTTCGGCAATAGGGTCTTTCGTGTTTTGGGTCTCTTTGGTTACACGCCCGAATGTTTTTAGTATTTCATCTGTAGCATTCTTTAACAGCTTGGCTTTATCTATACTTTTACGAGTTTCTTCATTCCATTCGCCCTCTTTTTTAGTCCATTCGCTAAGAGTAGAGGACGCATCCTCATTAGCACCGATTATATTTTCTATGTATTTTTGCAGACCACCTTCTGCATCAGGCTTTAGCCTTTCTATACCGAATTTTTCATACAATTCGGTCGCTTTCTTGAACCAGGCAGAATTCTTGTCATCTTTCTTTATCTTGTAAGTTGAATAATTTTCTAATGCGTCATTCAGTGTTTTTTGAGCTTGCGATAAAACCTCTTCTTGTTTTTTTATATCTTCATCTAAGGACTCTATGACATTCTCATACCCGTCCAGTGATTGATAATATTCTCTGCGAGATTTCAATCTGTTAAGTTCTCTTTGAGCTTCATTTCTATTATTGGTCGCGCCGATTACAAGCCCTGCGCTTTTGACTTTTTCTCTTTCTTTTGATGCAGATAACACTTTTTGGATGGCTTGATATTCCCCTTCTAAAAGAAATTGTTCAAATTTCATATTCTCAAAGAGAGAGGGATATATTTTTTGAAGGTTTAGATATGCCCTTCTTTGAGCATCAATCCCGTTTGTTTTATCGAATATTCGAGAAATATATCCTTTAGCCTTACTTTCCTCTTCTTTAATCTTCTCTATGTTTTTTGAGAACTCAATATTTAGTTTTTTTGTTTTTTCAGCAACTGTTTCAACTTTTTCTTGGAATACAGTCAATGTTGTAACTATAGCGCCTAATGTGGTTATCCAAAATACCCACGGATTGACTTTCATTGCTGAGTTAAGTGCCCATTGTGCTACTGCGGCTGCTTTGGTGACTTTGACTCCTTTGTTTAACCATGTATAATACGCTTGCATTTGACTGATTGCAAAAGAAGACTTTTGTGCTACATTTACAGCTATCACAGCCGTTTTATAAGAGCCATAAATTCCTACAAGTATACCAAGTATATCTGCGACAGCCTCCCAATGTTTCATTAAATCAGTAAGCAGCTCTAAACTATCTGAAAGTACACCGCTATTGCCTTCCGCAATGTCAGCTATCATAACATCCCATGCGTCCTGCAAGTTGCTCCATTTGCCAGCAAGGCTTTCTGCAAGAGCTTCCTGCATGTTGTAGAATTTGCCGCCTTCATCGGTCAGCTCCCAAAGAACATCTTTCACCATGCCGAAGCTGACCTCTTTCCGGCTGATTTTATCGAATACGTCTCCGGCGGAAGTTACCACTCCCGTAAGCTTAGTAAACCGTTTCGCCAACTCGTCCACCAACGGAATACCAGCCTCGGTAAACTGCCTCAATTCCTGCCCACGGAGAAAAGCTGCACTGCGCACCTGCCCGTACGCCAATATGATACGTCCCATATCGACACCCACACCTGCGGAAATGTCGGCAAGTCGTTTGGTCGTATCGTAAAGCTCTTCATACGGAATGCTGTATGCGGAAAGTTGCTTGGTGTATGAAGCCAGTTCTTTAAACTGAAACGGAGAGACAACCGCTAAATCCTTAATGCGGTTGAATATGGTTTCCGCCTTCATACTATCTCCAAGAATGGAGGTAAGGGCAATGTGTTGTTTCTGAAACTCTCCGCCAATAGTATATAATCCCCTTACAAAACGCTCTAAGGTGTATATGGAATACACATTGGCGATTTGATTTTTCAATTCCCTGGCTATCCGTGATTGAGAAGATAGAGCCGTGTTTTCCTTTGTCATGGCGGCATTGTGTGTGCCGGAAGCTCTTGCAGCCTGCATCCGAGCATTGGTGAGTCTTTGTTCGGCGAGCGCTGCCCTTTCTGCCATTTTTGCCTGAATATCAAGAATGCGTTGCTGTCTTACATCGCTCGCTGTTGTGTTATATTTATATCCAGCTTTTTGTAATGCCTGTTTGACGGCATCACTGACTTTAGCCTTATCTACGACTATGTTTATTTTGTATTTTTTCTTATTTACAGCACTGGATATACTATCTCTAAGAGAAGCATCGTCTATTTTCAGTTTTGCTTTAACTTCGGAGGGAATGTTAATTTTATTGACCCCTACATTGACTTTGAATATCTTACTTTTAAGTGCATTATCTATCGACTCTCTAATAATTTGTCTGTCTACCTTAACTCCCAATTTAGTGTTAAGTTTGACTTGCTTTTCAACGAGTTTCTTTTTTATCTGTTCATAATCCTGCTCCGTGCAGTCTTTCAAGTGAACGCTAAAATTGAGTGAACCTAAGTCTGCCATGTTAATTATTGTTTTGCGCCTTTTTGATAGCGTTAATGCCGTTTACCATAAAATCATTGAGGGAAATTCTTTGTCCTTTCATTTCCTGCTCTTTTCTCTTTTCTTCCCACTTCCTTTTTAAATCTTCCATTTCTTTGGCTGTGTGCGTTTTTTGTTCTGTGTCTGCTTTGTCATACACTACAATCGGGGCGTCACACATAAAAAGTTCATATTGGGCGCATGTCAATACCCAGTCCATATGCCAGTTGGGGATATTAACCATGCCCCAAAGAAGAATTAACGGTCGTGTCAGTTCCGGATGTTTTTCTCCGTTTGCAAATGCTGCTCCTGCCGAAGTTCTTGAAGGATACGTTCTGCTTCCTTTCTCGTCATCGTCATTATCGTGTCTCTCATTCCGGTCAGTAATGTGAAAGCATTCAAGTATTCCAGTCTCTGAGATTCCACTTTTTTTTTACCTATAAAAAGTATTCCGTACAATTCGTCATCTGTGTATTTTTTCCATAGCATACGCCAGTATATCCAATGGAAAAGTCTTATCTTCCACCAATTATTCAGAATAATGAGAGAGGCACATTTGGCAGTAACTTCATCCTCGCTTTTGCAGGAATGCAAGACATGGGTTAACTTTCGTATTGTTCCACGGTGCAGCCATTTTATACCGAACTTTTTTCCTCTTATCGTAATATAATCTATGCTGTTCTCCAGCACGTCGTCAAGCGTTTTCTGCTCTGCTGTGGTAGGTTGGTTTATTGTTTTATCGTTCATGCTGTGTTATTGTGATGTGTGAAAAAGGAGAAGGCGGCGGCAATAACGCACACCGCCATATTTTTAAATCAAAGAACCGTCCTGGGTAACTTCCACCGCACTGAACTCATTGGCGGTGAATACGCTGACTGTAGCAGTTCTTTTTGCTCCGCTATTCTCGTCGACTTTGACCGTCACCACTTTCCCACTAACCGAGGTTTTGCACCATGTTTCCGTTGATGAAGCAGAGACAGAGCTTTCCTTGGTTGTTGCGGTAATGGTTTTCCCTGTATTATCTGCCGCGCTGGTAAAAGACAGGGACGCTGGAGCTACGGTCAGTCGGCTTTTTTTGTCAAGAAAGCGATATTATCTTCGGAAGAGGAGCCGGACGAAGCGCCATCTTCAAGTTCAATAGTTCCGCTAAGCGCAAAAGCGAATGGGGTAGTGGACGCATTCTCAAACAAGGGGCGTGCGTAAACGGCCATTCTTTTTACAAGCAGACATTTTTCTCCGTCGTCACTTATAAGCGCAAATCCTACGTTCAGTTTCTTGCTGTTTAGCACAGTAGAGAATCCCTTGAATTGCTGGTTGTTGATAGTCGCTTGCGCTATTTCAGTGGTTTTCCCAAGAAAATATTCTACCAATTCCTTGCTTACACTTGGAACGGTAGCAGCGAAAGTAATATCTCCTGCTGTACTGGTAACAGCCCAATCCGCTTGCAGACCGTGTACCTTTGTACGGTTTAATGTCGGTTCTGCTTGGGACAAGGAAAGGGTATCTACAGTAACGGGCAAATCAAAATCCGGAGTTACCGTAGCAAAATTTGCAATGCCACCCTTTACTAACATAATGGATGAAAGACCGCTAAATACATCTTTCAATTCCTGCTTTGTTTTCATTGCCATAATAAATAGTTTTAATCGTTTTATTTTATGTTTACTTTATCACAAGGTCAGCCCTTATCAATGTTGCGCTGAACCCTAATCCGTCATTTCCTTTCAAGGTCAATTTGGGGTTTGAGGCACTTATGAAATTGTCGCTGATGGGGAATAGGGAAAGAAAATCTCCTACAATAGTGTCCATTTGTTCCAAATCTTCCGCACCTCCCTTTTTCTGTCTGACATACACTTCAATGGTGCAATAGGTACGGATATTCCCAAATCCGCTGCCATAGGTCATGGAAGACAACAAGCCGGGCAATGACACCACAATGAAATTATCCATTTGCTTAGGCACAGCAGCGGGACGGTCATTTGTGAACACATTCTCACTTACTGTCTTTGCTGCGTCAAACAATGATTTAAGCGCGTCTTTGTATTTAAAATCCTGTTCGTACCCCATATCATTTCATTGGTTTAAAGGTCATTTTAGCAATGCTTTCCGCGTAATCAAATGTATCTGACAATACATTTAACCCCTTCTTTGACTCCAAGTAGTTAGAATATTCCGTACCTGTACACATCACTAATCCTATGCCGTCACTTGGAGTTTTATATGCTTTGAGGAAATTTACAGAAGTGGTTAAACCGTACTCCCCGTTGGTGTCAACCAAGTTGTATTTTTTTATGGGAATAAACTTACCACTTTCGTAACTTTGGACCATTATCACGCCAATACCGTCTCCTCTGCCAAGCTTGGGGCGGGTGGGATTTTTTAATCCTTGTGTCACAACGGCGGTAATTATACGAGACAATCCACCTCTATAATAAATTCCAACAGCTAATGAAGTTAGAGTATTTCCGGTTACATTATGGTACTTGGCTGATACTACTCCGTCTTGCAGAAGTCTGATTCCGATTTCTGTTATTCTATCCAGCAAATATTTATCAATGATATTTCTCATCTTTTTTTTGCCTTCTTCCAAGACTTTAGCATTATCTTCCATACCTTACCCCTTAGCCTGATTAAAATATAACGTTGTCCCCATTGTTGTAGGATAGCAATCAGTTATTATACATCCTTCAAAAGGTGCTCCAAAGTCGGCAAAATCCACAATATCACCTGAAACAACCCCCTTCACGAGTCCGGGAATATCTACGGCATAATCTACTTTTATGACGTTGTCTTTCGTGGATGTTCTTGGAGAAGTCCTTCCATACTTGTTGCATTTCCCTACATACAATACGGTCTCGTTTCCTTCGTCAAAAGATGTCTCTCCGGAAATGCGATACACTTTGCATGTATGCGGAAAACGTGGATTATTTACTTTCATAGCGGATACCTTTTATTCATGTTCATACCCAAGTTGACAATTCTGACAGATGATTTACGGACGTTCTCTCCATACAATGCGTATATGTCATTTGCCATTTGCCGAAGGTTACGTTTGTCATAGGCAGAGCTTTGTGTACCACCCTCCTTGTGCTTCCATACACCGTTGGCATCCTCTACGCTTCCAGTTACGCTCGGTGTACTTGCGCACCACATATAAAGGTCTGCCCGGCACAAGTCTTTCTGGCGTTTTTCCAACGTGCTGACATCCGTCCCCGGTGCAATTCCCCTGTCAATCAGTATGGTGGAAATAGCACTGTCCGTAACTTCAAAACCGACACAACCACGGAGATATTCCTCTATGGTAGTGCCAGTATTTGTATTTTGAGAATCCTTCATGGTTATTTACCTTTAATGTTCAAGTAGTAGAACCAGCGAACCTTATTAGGAACAACCAATCCGGTCACTTCTGATTTGATTACCTGCGTCATGGTTTCATCATTGAATACCTGACGTATCAGAGTGCGGCCGCCGTCATACAATGCCGTACGGGCACCCGGTGTTTCCATGAAAATAGGACGTCCACATTGTACATCACCCAGGTCTTCATTTGGAACATATGCCAATACTCCCTCTTCAAAGCTTTGCAAATTCTTGTATTGTATAGCTTTGGAAGATTTGTCATATTTCTCCACTACGGATATTGAATCGACAATTCTGATTTCAGCACCGATACGCGTTTCAATGAAAGTTTTGATTGTTTCATCGGGGACAAGATTAGCAAATGCCAACTGCATGCCTTTATCGGAAATATCCGGGCGTGTCGCAACTGTGTACATTTGGCGGAAATACGGAAGGTTAATCAAATCCTCAAAGGTCGTCTTGGAGCATTCCCAGTGACCAGCAGGGGCAAAATCCTTTTCTTGGGAATCGCGTCTTACCTGCCTCATGACTTTTATCGGGTCTATTGTAGTACCCAAAGCTTCTTCCTGCACCGCTTTGCTTTCCGGCTTCTTATACCAGATAGAATCCTTGATATTCTTTTTAGGCACACCGAAATCTATAGTCAATGCAATGCCAAGCGGGTTGTTAGCTGCGTCAATGATTAGCTTACCTTTGTTGGATACAACTTGATTTCGTTGGTATAGGAATGTATTGTAGTTACCACCAAGTAAGCTGTCCACTCCATTAAACAGAAGCTCCATTATTGTAGACTCAATTTCCGGAGTGGTACCGCCAATGGCATCCATCAGCATCATTTTTTCTCTTAGGATTTTGCGGCTCAGTACAATCTCATGCTTGAAGGTTGGCAATCCACCCATTTGCAGGGACATTCCGTCTGTAGATTTGGTTGCGCCATCACTGTCAATATCCACATAGGTAGCCAGCGTGTATGCACGGACTGTTGCTTCTATCTGCTCATATGTGGGATTCAGAGGAATATTAGGATTTAACGGGAAACCCATTTGGGAGAACGTTTGTTCCGCATTGTATTTTTCGGCAAACATGTCATTAATCCATGCTTCCAGCGGTTTATTCCCAGTATATCCCAATGCTGCAAGACCTTTCCCTACAATGTCGTAAAATTCTTTGTTTCTTGTGTACATATTATTCTCCTTTCTTTATTCGTCAGATTCACGCACAAATTCAATCATAGGCAGCTGTGCTTCTACCGATTTGGGAATGCCACCACCGAACACCCTGTCTGCGTAAATTCTGCCTGCGCGTACAACTGCGCATGTTGCAAGGATACAGCCTTCAGGGATACATACGTCTTCAAATACAAGGCCGTTGACATCGGTTAGCCTTCCGCTGGCGGGAACTCCTTTGACAGTTTCCTCAATATCTCCCGTTACTCCGGTATTTCCTGGAATAAACATGTACGCGTAAAGTTGGGCAGCGGTTTTTTGCGTGAAAGTCACAGTAGCCCCACTGCGTTTTACATCCCATTCTGCAAAAGAAGATTTTGCTCCTTCGATTTTGGTAGCTACCAGTTCTGGGGTACTTTCTGATGCGCTTGTTACGGCAACCGAATAGCTTTCCCCGCCTAACACAATAGACAAATCCCCGTTTCCGGATGCCTTTTTAGTGATAGTAAGCGTCACTACTGCCTTTACACCAGTCACTCCATCTGCTGTAATTACCTCTACCTGTTTGCCTGCTCCATTGAATTTTACCATTGTGCCGGCATGTATAATATCACCAGACTTTAATCCCATTCCGGCGACATCAATCATACCACCACCCTGATATAATTCTCTTACTCTTGACCAAACAGGAAAATTTCCGCCAAATCCCGACCGGGATTGACTGATAGTGTTGAAAGTTCCTAATTGTCTCATTCTTTGTCTGTTTTAATGTGTTTATTGTTTTCGAGGAAGTTTCCCTTGCGCTCTTAGCCGGTCTTTGAATGCTTCACGGCGGCTTTTTGCCTGTTCTTCTCCGGTTTCTGCATATTGGTTGATACTTGGGGAAGCGCCATTTCCGAAAATCGCCTTGTATCTTTTTTCATAATTGCGTTTGGCGCAACTGACAATTTCTTCCACTTCCATATCTTTGGTGATTTTCACGTCTGATATGGCGATATTCAGGATTTCATCGTTACAGATATTTTTGCCCCCGTTTTCAATTTGAGATTTCAACAAGTCCATAGACTGGCCTTTTAAGTCGTTGATTGACGCGGCGTTTTTCTCCACCTCTCTCTCTTCCTTCAAAAGCAAAATCTCATTTTCCATTTCCTTTAGCTTGTCGGCAAGGACGTTATCTCCTGCTCCTTCTCCTGAGTCAGGAGAACTCTGTTGAGGTTTGTAGTTTTTCTTAAAACTCTCAACTTGTGTTGCGACATCGTGATTGTACTGCCCTTGCATTCCTTGAAGAAAAGATGTCGCCTTGCTATAATAAGCGTCATCAGGCTCCACCCCTTCTGCTACCGGATTCAATTCTATGTACTTCATTAATGTCTGTGACGAAAGACTGGTTTGTCCTAATCTGGTCGTCAGTTCGGATAAGATTTGTTCTTTCTCCATCGTGTTTATTTAGTTTGTGTTATAAAAAAAAGAGCCTATCAGTGCTTTGTGCACTAATAAGCTCTTAGGCTTGCATATGTAAAATTGCTATTCTTCTATTCTGACGCTGATAAAATTACGACATCTTCGGCATACAGTCCTAAACAATACGCTACCGTGTATTATTTTTACATCGGTCAACTTTTGCCCGCACACCGGACATGTTACAAAATTCCCTTTTTCGCTGGTCTGTTTTTCATCCAGCTTAGCGTCTATCTTTATCATATCACATGATTTAGTATTGCAAATATATAGTATATTTTCTAAAATACAATGCTTTATATGTATTTTTATATGAGAAATATTAGAAAATTTATAATAAATCGTATATTTGCATTATATATAACTCATAGAGCTGTGATTCAAGCCGGAGTGTGCGGATTTATACTGCATACGCCGGCTTATTTTTTTTATGGAACACGACAAGATTGTATATACGAAAAAGGGGGAGGGTGTATTCAGTTATGAATACATAGACAGGTTGCGTAATTTGAAAAATGATTTCAATGTTATAGCTCAATCCGGCGGGCAGGAGAACTCATTAGCTTCCGATGCCGACATTGTTATTATGGGAGGGAATCGTGGCGGTTCAAAAACATTTACTTTATTAATGGAATCCTTGCCAGACATTAAAAATCCACGTTTTAATGCCGTTCTTCTGCGTAACGAGAAAGATGACCTTAGAGATATGATTAACACGTCGTATCTTATTTACTCCCAATTTGGAACTTATAACCGTTCTATATCGGATATGACTTGGAATTTTGGAGAAAACGCTGGAAAACTGTGGTTTTCTTATTTTGCTGATAATTTTGAGGATTTCAAGAAGCGCTTTCAAGGTAAACAGTTCTGTTATATCGGTATAGACGAAATAACCCATTGTTCTTATGACAAGTTTAAATACCTTATCACTTGCAACCGTAACGCTTATGGTATTAAAAACCGTTTTTGGGGTACTTGTAATCCGGACCCGGATAGCTGGGTGCGCGTTTTTATAGATTGGTGGATAGGAGAGGATGGGAATCCTATACCAGAACGCGATGGAAAGAAAAGATATTGTTTTATGGATGGAGATTCTCCCAATAATATATTTTGGGGAGACACGCCAGAAGAGGTATATGAACAATGTAAATCCATCATAGACCCTCTTTGGAATGATGCTTACAAAAAATTGGGATTTAATAAGAAAACAATGTTTGTCAAGTCAGTCGTCTTTATACGGGCACGTTTGGAGGATAATATCAAATTGATTGAGGCTGACTCAAATTATGCGGCTAATCTTGCCCAGCAGGATGAAGAATCCCGCGCTCGCGACCTCGAAGGAAATTGGAATTTTAAAGCGGCTGGAGACGATATTCTTAAAATCGAACACATGGAGCGGTTCTTCAACAACTCCGCCCAATATGGAGATAATAAGCGAAGGGTATCATGTGATATTGCATATGAAGGTGGAGATAATCTTGTCTTGTGGCTTTGGATTGGGAACCATATAGAGGACGTATATGTAAGTCGGGATAACTCCAAGCGGACGGAAGAGTGCGTCGCATATAAGTTGCGTGAATGGGGAGTCCTGGAGAAAGACTTTGTTTTTGACTTGAATGGACCTGGACAGGATTTTAAGGGCAAATTCCCAGACGCGGTCAAGTTTAATAATATGGCAGCTCCTATCCCAACGACAAAAGCTGACGAACAATCTATAAAATATATCTATTCTTCCCTGAAATCACAATGCGCTGATATTCTCGTTAAGAAGATTAAGAATGATGAAATTTCGATTAACCCCGATTTGTTGTCGCGTAAGTTTTCAGGAAACGGATATTCAGATATGACACTTTATAATATCCTGATGAAAGAACGCAAAGCCATCCGGGATGCAGACACAGATAAAGGCTTCTCTTTAATTAAAAAGGAAGTGATGAAAAAGTACGTTGGCCATTCTCCCGACTTTATAGAGGCTATGATTTACAGACAGATTTTTGATATAAGAAAACAACACACTAAACCAAAAGGATTATGGAGAATATAAGTACACGACAGATTATGGTACGCCGTCCGTTTCGGAGAATATTGCCAAATGGATACAAACAAGCAGTAGGGGTTATATCTGGCAGCTTGTCCGTTAATGAGCCTTTAGACAATCCGACATATCAGATAATAACTCAAATGGATTTTTTGAGGGAATTTGAGCCGTCCGGACATGCTATAAATGACCCATTGGTATATCCGGACAGATTAAGACAAGACCCTGAAACAAAAGAGTGGTTTAGAGAGTCCGTTATCAGATGTGCTTTTGCGTTTCAGAGGATTATAACAATCAAACACCTGGTTCATCTTTGTGGAAACGACATTCAATTTGAGCTGGAAGGGGATACCGAAAATGAAAAAGTAAAGGATACATTTTTTAAGTTTCGAACCGGATGGGCTGTAAAGGACATGGAGATAGCATGGTATGAAGCGGCAAAATCCGTAAAGATAACGGGGGACACAGCATTTGTAGGTTATCTCCGAAAAGGAATTTTCTATTGGAAAGTCCTTTCTTTTGAGAAAGGAGATACGTTATATCCCCATTTCGATAATGTTACAGGGGAGCTTACATTGTTTGCCCGTTCCTATTCCGATTTTGACAATAATGGAAATACAGTTACAGACTGGCTTGAAGTTTGGGATGAGAAATATCTCCGTCGCTTTAGAAAAGGGAAAGGGGCGTACAACAAAATAAAGCAAGTGATAAAGAACTTGTTTGGATTAAGCGGATACGAACTCATATCTTCTCAGGAACATGGCTTTACATTTATCCCTGTGGCTTATCACAGAAATGAAGCCGGCGCTTGTTGGTCTCCTTCACAAGACAGCATAGAGCAATATGAACTTGCTTTTTCGCAATTGTCACAAAACAATACAGCTTACGCCTTCCCGATTATGTATTTCAAAGGAGAGGGAGATAGTATTAATATAGAGGGAGGGATTGATGGCACTATAAAGTGTATATCAATGGGACCGGATGATGAAGCCGGTTATCTTAACAAGCAAGATGTTTCCACTGCCTTTACCAAGCAGCTTGATACTTTATACAAGTTAATCTATGAGCAGTCTTTTGCGGTAATTCCACCGGAAGTAAGAAGCGGAGACCTTCCAGGTGTAGCCATAAAGCTGCTTTATTCTCCTGCTTTTGAAAATGCCATGAAGGATGCCCAAGAATATAACCATCTCATTGACGATATGGTAAAGATATTCACTTATGGCTATGGGGTGGAAACCGAAAATCTTATCGACTTGCAAAATTTGAATGTATATGCTTGGATAAAGCCGTATATACATCTGAATGAATCTGAACTTCTACAAAATCTTGCAGTTGCTGTTCAAAACGGGTTCTTGTCCCGACAGACTGCAAATGAGCAAATTCAGATGTATAGCAATCCTCGTGACTGGGATAGGATTATGAAAGAAAAGAAAGAAGAACAGCAGGCTGATATTCTTTATAAATTGAAATCCCAGCAGGTATCCGCCACAGATAATGAAGTTGAACATAATCCGGCAGGAGACGACAAGCTATGAAGCAACCTACAAAAAAACAGATACAGGATGCCAAGGATTTCATAAAATTACGTTTGCAGGCTGAAATATCTATGCAAAGTCATTTGGAGGAGCTTCTTGTACAAGCGGCAAAAGAGATTATAGATATATCATTCAAGTATGATATTCAGCCTGCAATGTTCCGGTTCTCTGCAAATGAGAACTTAAAGCGGGACGTAAGCGAAGTACTCCGTAAGTTGCGTGAGTTAATTTACGATTACACGGAAACTCTTTCTGTATATGACAGAAAGGAGGAAAGAGATGCAATTGTAGATTTTATAAACAGGGAAGACCACGGGAAGACATTATCAGAGCGTATCAGCATTTATTGCAACCGATTTCTGTATGAAGTGGAAGCTGCCATTGCAGCCGGTCTGATAGCCGGAATCGGGAAAGATAAAATAAAGGGTAGTGTAAAATCTTATCTTAATTCACCTTATACCAATCCTTATTTTAAGCGGGCGGTTTATAATGGCGGGGCTGCTGCCACACGTATTAAAACAGATGGTGTGAGTTATGGGGTAGGGAAGTCTAATTCCGCTTACAACTCGTTAAATACCCTTACCCGCTTCGCCGTAGGTTCTGCATGGATGTTGTTTTGGGGGCTTGAACATAAGGATAAAGGATATACGGGCTTTTATTCGTACCGTGGGAGCAGTTACCCATGCTCTTATTGCGACAGCATGGTTGGCTATCATCCCATATCCGACTATCAGAATCAGTGGCATATAAGATGCTGCTGCTATTTTGTGTTTGTATAATTAAAAATCATATAATATGTTGAGAGGGAAGGAAGAAAAAATAACATTCAGTAAAGGATTGGGTTCTGAATGCAGAAAAGCGGGAATCAGTATAAAAGAGAAGGCTTTTGCCGACCTTTTAGCGTTAGGATGGAAAGACAAGGACGCCTATCTTATTTCCGGTCTTTACAATCCGGTATATAACCTGGAGATAAACAAGAAGAACATGAATATCCTTTTGTCCGACGATAAAGACTTCATGGACTATTTGACCTCTGCAAGCAGAAAGATTAAACGCAGGCAAAAAGAGAGCGAGAAAGAGGATGATATATTGGTAGATGGTATTAGTGAGGAAGATATTGCTTCCGAGCTATCAAAAGAAAACCAGCTTCGTAAACTTATCGCTGCCCGCAAGAAATATGACGGGAAAGAGGGATGCAAGGAATGGATAGACCTCACCAAAATGATAGCAGACATTACGCAAATCAAAAAGGACGAAATAAAGGAAGAGGACACCACAGTGCATTTCTATCTGCCACTTTCATGCAATAATTGCTCCTTGTATCTTGCCGCTAAAAAGAAAGCCGGGAAGTGATACCCGGCTTAAGAAGTGTATTTCTGTTAGACCAATTCGTGTAAGTATTTACTGCCGCATTTTGCGATAAAATATGTTCTTCCCGAACTCATTTCCCATAGCTAAATTCTTATTCCCAAAGAAACTGCAAACATCGGGGATTTTTTACCTGTCTCCGCATCGACTGTTTCATACTCCTTGATGGAAGAATCTATATGAATTCCGCCATACTGATATGAGAAGGACAAAAGCATTGATTCTATTTTCCTTTCCAGCTCCTCTTTGTCTTTTCTTATCTGATAGCAAAAGTCTCTTTCATTTATCTGCTTACCTTTATCTAACGGTAGTACTGAAGCTATATCGGAGGGATAGTAATATTTTCCGTTTTCTCCTAAATATCTAACATTGTATCCGTTCTTGTCACATAACGCATCCTCTATCGCTTTCAATTTTCCCCCATTTTTAAGAGTTATTAGTATTGGCTCATTCATGATTATCCTCCATTTCCTTTTTCATCTCATACATCTGCCTTTCCTCCTCAATAATCTTAGCGTCTTCTTCGTCAGATATAGGTTTAGCATCCGCACGGTCAAGGGCACTCCCTATTGCCTTTAATACATCCACCTGTAACTCCACATCAATGCAATTGGCAACATATTGGGCATTACGCACTATAAGCATTGGCAGGTTATCTACCTTGTCTTCCAATGGAGTATTATTCAGCATCATAAACATCACACTTCCTGCCCCATATTCAACAGAGAAGTCCCCGCTTACGGTTGATACCTTAATAAAAGGCAAACCGCCTTTCTTGTACTTGACAAAAGTCATGTTCCCGATTTGTGTCTTTCCGAAATCCATAATCCTTATTTTTTTATTTTGTTGTTGTAAAACATATATTCTTCCCCTTTGTGTTGTATGAGTTCCATGCCGAACCTGTCACATATCAACGCCATACGGCTGCTCGGATTGGGGACGACAATGTCACATCCCTTTTCCTTTAAGGCATTGAGCAGATGTAAAAAGTTGCCTCTTCTTTCTTCCCGGCTTATTATTAAAGAAACTAATATGGCATTGCCACGTTTCCATAAATAGCCTGAAAACTTGTCCGAAGTAAAACCTATTTCCTTTGCAAAATCGCAGTCAGGCGGAATACAACCTCTTTCAATCTCTTTTTTTGTGATATGTAGTATCGTATCATTCTTCATATTTAATCCTCATTCAGGAAATCTTCGTCCGAATATTCCCAACCTTCAAACAGATTGGTCTTCGCCTCTTCCGCAATATTGGGCACGTGTCTCATAAAGTTATTCACAATATCCTCGTTGCCACACCACAGCGTATAGACATTGCTGTATCCCTTATCTGCACGTTTTTCCCGTACGTATCCGAGCGAAAGCATGTCAATCCCCAACTTCCTTTGAGACACCGGGATGACCCCGTTCTTTTTACAAAACCGTTCATAGTTCTTGTATATATCCGAGGATGTCAGCTCTATGGAACCGCTCCCTTCAAATTCTTCCGGTTGGCACTCTTTGTATTTGAAATATTCCGAAATACTCCCGTCCACGAGTTTCCCATCCTTTCCTGTAGCGCTCGACCGTATCCGTTCCAGTTTCAAATCAATCTTCCCGCCCAAGTTCTCAGGCATCCGCCAATTGTTCTTTTTAAGTTCGCACAGCCCTTTCACAATCCAAGCCATTATACCGGCATGTTCCGCTTTCATTCTTTCTGCGAGCATGGTGTCTCTCTTTTCCACCGGTATTGTCTTGTCAAAGTTCAGCACCAGGGCGCGGCGCTGCATACTCTCGTCGTCAGGGTCGTCACGGTTCAGAAAATCTTTCGGCTGCCAACGGTAATTGGAGTTGCACAGCATAATAGGAGGTCTCTGCATCATTGTGATATTCCCACCTATTCCCCGACAGGCAATCGGCTCTCCACTGGATATTGCCTTGATGATGCTCATGTCCTTGAAATCACCCCGGTTGCTTTCCGTGCAGTACATAAGCCTTTTCCTTGACATCGAGTAGGCGGCACGCAGCTGCTCATCCCCACCTCTTGCAAACTGGCTCATCTTTATGTTTAGTATTTCATCCTCTCCAAACATATCCTTTAGAACCCGGTAAATAACACTTTTACCGTTCGCACCAGTACCTTGCAATATAAGGAAATATTCAAAGCTTATATTTTTCCTATTGACAAGGCAAGCACCGAGGAACATCTGCAATATCCTGCGCTTGTGCTTTTCCGGCAATACGCCATCCAGCTCTTCCGTAGGTATCCAGCTTTCTCCAAGAAAGCTTCTCCAGGTAGGACAATTAAAAATCTCCTTGCGGTCATACTTAAACGGATACATCTTTACGCAGTCAAACTTCGGAGAGTGTGGGTAAGTCTTTAAAGTATTCATGTCAACCACGCAATTAGTAAAGCACATAATGCTAAGGTCGGGTTGCAGCTCATGATCTCTAATGACATTGATTATCCGGTTCATGTAAGAATACATAATCTTATTAGTTCGGTCACGGGCGGCAACACCCATTTTCTCAAGCCACCTGTCTACGGCATCATAGAGCACATTGTAGTCCATGTACTCGTATATCTTTCCCGTAAAAACATACAACGGAACACGGTAATCGGCAATGTCTTTCGTTACAACACCATACCCCTCCCGGAACAATCCTTCAAGACGCCTGCCGTATCTGTCTGTACGTTCCGGATTGCTTGTAACCAAAGATATATCCCTGAATGTAGAGGCATATTCGTCGCAATGTTGCGACAGCAGACCGAGCACATAATCCTTTAATTCCCTTCTATTCATTGTAAGTCGCTCATTTTGTGTTTAAAAGAACATAACGCATGCTCCTATAGGCGCATTTTATGAAAATAACCTTTTTTCTTTTATCTGTAAAGGCTAAATACATATATCTATGTTCTTTATCTTCATTATGCAAATATACAACTATCTGATTATAAAACAAGTAAATTTTCTAATTAATATGCGTTAAAACATAGAAAATTACCCAATAATCATCCATATAGTGCAAAAATGTAAAAATACAATGGTTGACTTGTTGTAAAATATCATTACAAATTGGTAGAAAATGGAGAAAATAAAAAATTTTTAGGCGAGGTGACTACGCCGATTTCCTTACAAAAATAAAGGGGTGGGGGTGGCTCTTTGCAGGGTGTTTGCAATGTATTTTGTTGTATAATAGCGGTTTGCGGTTTACATTATACATATAATATAAAGTTTGTGTTTATTTACATTGTTATTACTCTAAAGTCTTGGGAATAAAGTAAAGGCTATCACAGCGTAGCCGAAGACACCCAATCCGGTAAATAAATAAAATCAATATCACATGTGTATGTTATAGATAATATCTATTGATCATTGTACTTCGTTAGCGTCCTATGCTTATTCACGTTGTCTATATATACATCTTGTAATATAGATTAAATCTATTACGTCAGACACTCCGTCAAGAACCTGCATATATTTATATTATCTATGTGTTTTATTGTTAATATAGATTGTTTCTATTATGTTTAAAGTGTTTGTTATGCTTGCTATGGTATTATATATTTACATATTCTTATGGCTGTATTTTATGTTGTAAGTGTTTGATATATAGTGTATTATGTCGTATCTGTTGTATGTTTTATAATATGATTATTTTATGAAAATATTTTGCAATATTCTTTGCTGTTTACTAAATAATTCGTATCTTTGTAATGTAAGAAAGAGATAGATATAAGGTTCTTGTTCTTACAGGCGTGTTATTAAGTGTTGGAATAAAAAAGAGAGCCTTAACACTGCAATGTTAAGACCCTCAAAGGTAGGAAGTACGAAAGTACCCCCCGTATCTGGAGCAAAGGTACTTTCTTATTTCTTTCCCTGCAAATATTCTTCAAATTAATTTCGTTGGCTTATTATAATGATGCAGTATGCAGGCAGTGTATACAGGCGGTTATCAGGCTATTAATCACGCTATAAGGTTGAATTTTAACAATTTAAATTATAACATTATGAGAAAAGGGAACTTACCTACACAGGAATACGAATTAATTAACGTGTGTATGCAAACAGTAGAAAATGGCACTCCATTAACGTGTGATGATTGTGGACGTACAATATTTAATATTGCTACGATAAAAGGGAAAAGCGATGGAAATACGTACAATGTAGGGCTATCATGCGTTAAGAAGTTACTAAATAAGTCTATCTACTTCGATTTAGAAACCGGGTGGGAATTTGAACGACAAGAAAATGAATGGAAGCAAGCAATGAATAATTTAAAGTGGCTTAAAAAGCATTCAGAAAAAGACTTGTACAAATTTTCCTTGTACAAATACGATAACGGTAAAGAATTTTGCATTAACCTAACTTTCAAGAAAGATTTTGGAGGATATAAAAAAGGATGGTCTGGAGGATATACGGCTGCCATGGCATTGGATAAGCTTCCTTTGTTCTCGGAATTTATCAAAGCGTGAAACGTACAAGCGTTGCACCCGGTGCAAGTTCCGGGACACGCACAAATTAATAACATAAAAACTTATCATCATGAAAGCAATGAATTTCTACACCGCAAGCGGTTGGGCTGGTTCGAACTATGACAGCAAATTAAGTACAAAGGAAATCGCCGCAAAGGTCAGGGTTTTTGCAAAGAAGAATTTCCCGGAATTTAAATTCTCTGTACGTTCCGAATGGAGTATGTACACGGATTCAATGTATGTTGAGCTGAAAGAAGGCACTTGCATTCCTTTTGTTGAAGGTTCAAGAAGTGCAGAACGTGGCTATATGTCCACGATGAGCACCGTAAAGGGATGGGAAGATGAGTTAACGCCGGAAATGTTCGAAGTGTTGGACGCTGTTACGACTTACGCAAGTTCTTTCCGTTACGATGATAGCGACGGTATGCAGGATTATTACGACACTAATTTTTATTTAAAGATAAAAGTGAGTGATGAATATAAGGTTGTAGAGCCGAAAGCAAAGAAAAGCAGCGTTAAGGCTGAAAAGGTTGAGGAAGCCAAAGAAGTGGAAGCCGTGACGGTTGAAGGTCTGGAAATCGTGGACTATTCAGAAAAGGCGGTTGCTGTGTTTGGCGATACGAAGGCTATAAAAGAGCACTTAAAGGAACTGGGCGGACGGTTTAACCCTTCTTTAAATTATAACGGAGAAAAGCGCGCCGGCTGGATATTTAGCAAGAAGCAAGCGGACAAGGTGAAAGAGTTGATAACGCCTACAGAGTTGCCGGCGCTTCCTGAAGAAATATATATCCCGGAACTTGCGGAGGAAACGGGACCATTTGAAAATATCCATTTAATCGAAACGGACAACTTTAACGGCGTGCGCTATTATGATATTGAAGGCGCGGGAATCATGACCAGTGCGAAAGTACGTGCAGATATACAGCCGGGCGATGTTTTCAATGTATATACGGATGGAGAACGTAAGTTTCGCGTAACCTATGACGGTGTGAGCGTGAAAAGCAGCTTAAAAAAAGATTTACCCGGTATAATTGAGTTTAACGACAAAATAGAATCGGGCACGCTTAGCGCCTCATCACATTACACCCCGCTTGCGGAGGGTGTGGAATTTTACGAGAAGAAAGTAAAAGGAAAGCGTTACACCGTAAAGGATAAGCCGTTAACACCTGGATATTATGGCGTATTAGATAGTTTGGACAACTGTATAATAGAATGCTATCCGACTAAAGAAGAAGCCGCAAAAGAGGCGGAGATGCTTAACACGCATATAGGCGAAAACGGACGGTTAAGAAGTATTATATAATTAAATATAGGAGGATATAATATGAAGGCTAACGACATTGTTATAAATGAACGCGAATTGCTTAATACAAAAATATATAATCCGGAATTTGATAGTATCAAAAGTATTCCGTGTACAATGGTGTTGCGGTTGATGGATACAGAGGAATACGGGTGCGACTATTGCGGGGCCTTGAATCTGGTTTTAGAACTGTTCCCGGAAATTGACCAGGCGGAGCTTGAAAAAGAGTTAGACCAGTTCGTATAAATGTATGTTAGGTATTATGTTATTGTTATTCGGTGCCGTGTTGTTTGTCAGCGGCACCGATATAGAGAGAATCAAGGAATTTATAAATGATGAATCAGATAAATTTTAAGGATATGGGAGTGTTGGCGTTGCATATTAATAAGGAAAAGCATTTATTTGCCGCTGAAAAGGTTCATATATCACAAATAAAGCAAGGTGATATAGTGTATCATGACGGACAATCTAAAACCGTCGGTAAAGGTTCTCTAAAATACGATAGTTTTGCAGGATATACGCTCTTTGGGGACTCTTATTTGTTGGGAAGAGAATCGGTAATACGGTTTGTTATGACGGAAGGCGGAAAGCTGGTTGCTGTTAAAGATTAAAGCAGAATTAAGGTAGGAGGTATAAATAGTTGGTGGATTTAATAAACGAATAATTTAAAGGAGGAAATAATATGTATTTAGGTTTTATACTTTGGGCAATTGTTCTGGTAGTGATATTATGGAACATCAGCCCGGCGCTGGTTATTACGTCGGCTTTGATAGGCATCGCTATGGCGATAGGGAAAACAAAAGACAATAAATCAGGTGAATAATATGGAGACTTTAAAGGAAGTGTTTTTGAAGAAATACCCGCAATACGGAAAGGTGTTGCGGGTGTATGAAGAGGTTAACGAAGTGGAATGTACATTCGACAGCATAACAAAACCGAGGTTGTACAACTTTGTTCAGGCTCTTAATGAAAGGGTGTCCACCAATAGCGCTAAAACCTATTGCGCTATGCTTAAATCAATTCTTAACCTGTACAGCGATATGTATTCTTTTCCAAAAGGTTTTGAGGCTATATTGACCTTAAAAAAGGACGCTACGCAAAGTACGTGGCTAACGGATGACGAGATAAAAACGTTATTGGCGTATAATCCTATTAATGAAACGGAGCGCGCTGTAAAAAATTGCTTTTTGCTCGGTTGCCTTACAGGCGCCAGACATTCGGATTATATAGAATTTACAGAGGACAACATAGTAGACGGAAGGCTGATATATGTTTCACGGAAAACCAAGATTAAAGCGGAGATACCGGCGGCTCCTGCTGTGCTCCGGATATTGAAAGAAAACCGGGAATACGGCATCAATGAACGAAAGGTTTCGGATGTGACCTTTAATGACACGATAAGAAGCATATGCCGGCGATGTGGGATAAGCAAGCGTATAAAGCTGTACCAGGCGGGCGAATATATAACCGGTGAAAAGTGGGAATTTATTTCCTCGCATTCCGCCCGGAAGTCTTGCGCAACCAACTTATATTTAAGAGGTGCGGACTTGTATTCTATCAGCCGGATGTTAGGGCATTCCAGTGTAACGATGACTGAAACGTATATATGCTGCGGGCTGCGTGAATTATCAGATAAAATAATGGGATATTTCAACGGGTTTAAATAATATGCTTTAAAACATGCTGTATAAGATGAATTAAAGAAGGATAAACGGTATTTTTGCAAACAATTAAAAACAAGGTTATGAAAACTTACGATGTATATTTCAATGACTCCAATGATTCTAATAACAAGGGTTTTAACGAATCATTCGAGTACTGCAAAAATTATATAGAAGCCTATAATGGTACCAATGAATCATATTTCGGGGATTATAAGGGAGGAATCGTCTCAATCGTGTGTAATGAAACCGGAGAAGAGGTTTACTCAGAGGATATAAGATAGAATGGCACAAGAAAGTAAATACGCATACGACGAAGATAATGTAAAGGCTATTGTTCATTGGGCTTTAACGGCTCAATTACCTGCTCAAATAGAGTTGAGCGAGTCGGAGAATATATTGGATGTCAAGAAATACGTACAGGCGAATATACACGATATAAACCAGCATTTCCCCGACCCGTTTTATAACCCGTCAATTGACAGGCTGTACAGATTAAAAGAATTTATTGAAGGGCGAGAATGATTTTATAACCCAGTGGGTTGTTGCGCTTGTTTTGGGTTGAATTTAACCCACTGGGTTGTTTGGATTATAACTTGCTGTCCATCTTTTCAAATTCTTCCTGCACGGACTTATTCAACACCTTCGCGTATATCTGGGTTGTCTTTATATCTGTATGTCCCATCATTTTGGCAAGGTTTTCGATTGATACGCCCATATTCAGAGCCATTACCGCAAAACTGTGTCTTGCCATGTGGGAATGAAGGCTTTGCTTTATTCTTGCAATTTCCTGAACGACTTTCAACCTTAAATTATATTGGTAATTGCTTATTATCGGTAGCTTGAAGTCGTATTTTCTCAATATTTCCATTGCGGGCTTTAGGAGCATAAGAAAGTATTCTTCTTCTGTTTTTATTCTAATATCTCTAATAAAAAATTTGCTTCCTTTCTTGATTACTCCGCAGAAATCGAATTTGGATAAATCTGCATAAGACAGACCGGTGAAGCATTGGAAGACAAATAAGTCCCTAACCTTACTAATGCTTTCTGATGTTATTTCTAAGTTCTGTATTTGCTTTATTTGGTCCATGGTAAGGTATTTTATTCCTTCGCTTTTCCCACGGTCAAATTTGAGTCTATTATATGGGTTGTCTTTTAACAACTCATATTTAATAGCTTCGTTTATATATCTTTTCAAGCGTTTGTGATAGCCATGAACGGTGGTCTGTTTATTGTATTTCTTATGTAGGAAATCATCATAATACATTATGTTGGCCGTTGTTATGTCGGAAAAATAAACGATTCTACCAAATTCTTCCAGAGAGTTTATTAATGTAGCATGGGTGTTTAAAGTCCCCTTTCTTAAATCTGTTCTTTCGCTTACCCGGCGCTTTATGAAGTCAAGAAAACTCTCTTTCTGCTGTGAATACTTTAGGAAATGCTCCAGCTTTTCAAAGTTGAAAGGTTCCTTGTTCTTTATAAGTGAGTTGATAAATTCGTTTATATTCTGTATCTGTGCATCGAGTCTTTCGTTCAGGTCTATGGACTGAACTGTATTCTTGACTTTGTTTTTTTCGCTCCATTGGTCGGAATATAGCCTAACGCCTGTACTAATCCATTTCCTTTTCCGTTCAAATAATATTTCTATCTGAACGGTTCCTTTTGTTGTCTTGCTTGCTGTGTGTTTCCGGTCAAACACAAATCTTGCTGTTGGGTACTTCAT